CATATTCTAACAATATGCAGTACGTTCTTTCTTTTGCACTGATATCCAAATACTTATGCTTTTCGTTTTAATCGGTTTGCACGGAATTTGCACGTTTTACGTTTTTTAACGCTACTTTATGGTAATACAACAGCGCACTCTGTACCATCCTCTGATGTCCGAAACGTCAACAGTAAAGTCTGCAAAATTAGGATTCACCGAGCGACAGATAATCTTTGTATTATCACCCTTTGCCTGGAACACATTTTTGATGATAGCACCATTGACGGTATCTAGGACATAAGTGTTGCCCCATTCGATGAAAGCTTTCTCATTTATCTTCTGCACAAGCACCTTGCTTCCGCTTGGGTACTCAGGCGACATACTATCGCCCGTAACAGTGATTGCCATTGAAATATTCTCAATAGGAGAAATCATCATTTCGCAATCGTGCTGCTGTATCTGATACTCGAAATTGTTTGGTGTACCGCCTTGCGCTGCAACGGGAAGAAGCGGTACTTTATAGAATTTGCCTTCCTCCTGTAGCTTATCGGTGTTAGTCATAAAACCCTCACCCGTTTCTAACCAATCAGCATTAATATCAGGGAAGACTTCTGAAACTGCTCTCTTTGTCTTTAATGATAATTTATCTGTATTATAGAAATGACTGATGCTTACACCAATCTTTTCTTGAAACTGAGCCATTGACATTCCCTTGTGCTCAGCTACCTTTTTTGCTCTTTCCAATAGTGTACTCATATATTTATATTAATTATTATTAAAATATTAATAGAAAATAATAGTTTCTCAATTTTTTTTATTAATTTTGCGGTGTGATTACAAAGCACCGATATATTTCGGTTGCAAAGATAGTGATTTTATATTAATTTCTATATAAATTTTTAGTTAAATATGGTTATTAAATCTCAAAAAGAGAAAGAAAGCTTAGTAGTTCAATCTGTAGAGAACTACATGAAGCAGGGTTTCAAGAAGTCTGAGGCTGTGCGGCGTACAATGAGTGACTTCAAATATGCGTGTGAGGCTAGCATCTATGGCATCCTTAAACGCAATAAAGAGAAAGGAGGCAACGATGATAAACGAACCGCCTGATGTGAAGCCGAAAGGTAGGTATTCAATTAAGGAGACTGCTGAAAAGCTTGGAGTTAGTGTAACAACTATCTACCGATATATCAAAGGTGGATTCCTTAACCGAACAATAAGACCAAATGGGCAAGTAGCTATCGCAGGGTCTGAAATTACTCGATTTTGGGGTGGCGAGTATATATAATATATAATAAGGTGTAAATATGGAAAAGGAGATACAAGAAGCAATCACATTATTAGAATCCCAAGGTTATGAGATTACTCCACCGCAATCTATCTCTTTCATAAATGAAGAGTTTGAAAAATGGTGGAAAATGTATGGTAAGTGTGTCGGCAAGCAGAAATGCTTAAAGAAGTGGATGCACATGACTAAGAAGGATAGAGCCGCTTGTATAGCTGCTACACCACGATATGTTGCATCAATCACTAAGAAAGTATATCAAAAGCACCCTCTTACCTATCTTAATTCCCGTGCTTGGGAGGATGAAGTATATTCTGAGTATGACGAAGTACAGCAACAACAGCAGCGAACAGAGCTTAATTTCGCAAGAACAGCAGCAGAGGTCTTTAACGCTGATTAATTTCGAAGAGTGGGTAGAAACCAATTATCCTTTAATCAGTAAGCGAAAAGAACCAGTATATTCACTAACTTCAGCTCTTGAAGATACCAATACATTAGCATCTTTAGATAATGATTATGGAGAAGGATTCGCTCTAAAATGGGTGAAAGCTCAGTTATTAGATACCTTTAGGCTTCTCGGTGCTGGTAGTTCTGTTAATAGTCTTCAAATTGTCTTCATGGCAAGACGAATAAGAAATATCTATTATTATCTATCTCCTAGCGAACTTACCTACTTTTTGGAATCATTGGTAGGTGGAGGATATGGAAAGATATATGTAGGTAATACTATTAATCCGCAGAACTTTATGGAAGCTCTAATAAAATTTGATTCAGAAAGAGCAACTAAGCTATCTCAGATAGCTGATAAAACCAATGAGGAGCGAAAGAAGAATGTAAAAGCTGATGTTGATACCGTTAATGCTATATGTAATAAGATACGCAAGGAATTGACTATTAAGCTTATGGGTTCTAGGGCTGGAAATGAATACAAATCGTTTAACGTTAATAAAAACAACAATGAAAATTGAAATCAAATCAATGACTTTACAGAACTTCAAGAAGGTTCGGAGTCAAGAAATTAATTTTAGCCACAATATGGTTATTAGTGGCGCAAATAAGGTAGGTAAGACAACTATCTATGATGCCTATCTTTGGGCAATCTTCGGCGTTATCAGCAAGAAGAATGCCACCGTACAACCTCTTGATATTAATAATGATGTTATTCATCATCTTGAAACCTCTGTCACTGTAGTACTTAACTATAATGATGAGCGAGAGGTTAAGGTACAGCGTATCCTTACTGAGAATTGGGAGAATAAGGGTACAGCAGATGAGAAGTTGCAAAGTACTACACAAGAACGACTTATTAATGATGTTCCTCTTTCACAGAAAGATTTTAACGCCAAGCTCGAAGAACTTTGTTCGCTCAAAAGATGGCTCGTTCTGTCTAATATCAATATCTTTATGTCTTATAAGGTTGATGACAGAAGAAAAATGCTTATGTCGTTGGCTGGCAAAATCAATGAAGAAGAATTGATGAAGCCTTATCCTATGGTGTATAAGGGCGTAATTGAAGAGAAGAAAGAACTCTCCGATATGCTTACACAGCAGAAGGCAACAAAGAAGAAAGCGGAAGAGGAGTTAGATTTGATACCTGCAAAGGTTCAGGCACAAGAGGCTCTAAGAGTTGATGCCGATTTTACTGCTCTCAAAGCACAGAAGGCAAAGATAGATGCTGATATTGCTGCTATAGATGCGGAATTGGAGGGAACGACTGAGAAAGACCCTGCTATGGAAGAGTACCTTAATAAGTTGCAAGCGCATAACGTAAAGGTTGCGAATGCACAGAAGGTATGGCAAGATGCTAAGATTAAGGCGATTGATGAGCTTACGAAGAAGATTTCTACGGCTTCAACGAAACTCAATGACGCTAAATCTGCATATACTACAAATATGGAGACCAAGACAAAATACAAGATTTCCTTGGCAGAGGTCACTATTAATTTCAATAACAAGATTAAAGAGTGGAATGATGCTAACGAAAAGAAATTTAACTATAAGCAAACAGATGTTTGTCCAGTTTGTGGTCGTTCTTATACGGACGAAATGAAGGCAAAGGAATATGATAACGCCGTTGCCGAGTTCAATAAGAATAAGTCTGATGAACTCACGAAAATACAGAATGAGGCTGCTCAGATTAAGCAACAGATGAATGTCCTCAAAGGTAATATTAATACCTATGAGCAGATTACCAAAGCACAAGATGAGGATAAGGTAAAGAATGCCCAATCTGAGTATCAGAAGTTAATTGACGAGCGTACAGAGAAGCAGAACCAAACTTGGGAAGCTGCTGCGGAAAAGGTGGTCTTTGATAAAGACCTCGCCGATATTGAAGCAATTAAGCCTGTTGTGAAGGTTGATGCTACAATCGAAGAGAATAAGGAGAAAAAGAAGACCCTTGTTTCTCAACGTGACGAGTTAGTTAACAAAATCGCAGGTGAGGAGACCAATAAGCGTATTGATACAGAGAAAGAAAAGCTCAATCATCGCTCTGTTGAGTTATCTCAGATTATTGCTGATTGTAGTAAAGTTATCAGCCAAATCAAAGCTTACAAGAAGGCAAAGATTAATCTTGTTGAGCAAAAGGTGAATTCATATTTCACACTTATTCGTTGGAAGTTCTATCAGCAGAATAAGACCAATGACGATGAGAAGGAAATCTGCACCGCTATTGATAAGGATGGTATTGACTACGATAATACGAATGATGGAACTGTTATTGACATGGGCGTTGATATTATCAGCGGCATATCTAAGGCTTCAAATATCTTCGTACCTTTGTTCATTGACCGCAAGGAATCAGCAGAACACATCGTGCCCGTTGAACAGCAGATTATCTACTTGCAATGTATCTACGGTCAGCCTTTGGAGATTAAATCAGTTTAATAACTTTATAGAATAAAAATTATGGCAGAAAATGGAATCGTGGTTTCACAGCCACAAGTCAGCGGACTTAATATGTTCGCAAATCAAGACAGTTTCAATACTGGTTATAGAATGGCGCAGATTTTATCAGCGTCCACAATTATTCCCGATACATTTAAAGGGAACGTAGGTAATGTAATGATTGCTATTGATTTAGCACAGCGCATTCATACAAATCCACTTATGATTATGCAAAATATGGCGGTAATATATGGTATGCCTTCTTTCTCTGCTAAATTCCTTATTGCTTGTATCAATGCAAGTGGATTGTTCGCAACACCTCTTCGCTATGAATTTGTTGGTGAGCAAGGAAAAGACGATTGGGGCTGCTATGCTTATGCAATAGATAAGCAAGGCGAAGTGCTTAAAGGCTCTACTGTCACCATTCACCAAGCAAAAATAAAAGGGTGGTATGATAAAAAAGGTAGCAACTGGCAAGCTGACCCAGAGCAGATGCTTCGTTATCGTGCTGCTACAAGATTTCAGAACGCCTATTGCCCAGAGATTACTTGCGGTCTTGCTGTTAAGGAAGACTTGGAGGATGGCGATTATACTGAGATTACCGCTAATAACGTTGAGCAGCTTTCAGCCGAAGAGAAGCTCGCACAAGCTCAGCAGCAAGAGGAACAGCAAGCCAATTCTCAGTCGCTCGATATGAATAACGGCGAGAATAAGGAAGAAAATAAGGCTGCTGATAATTCTCAAGGTAATGAGCAGGAAGCCGCCCATACCGCAGAAAATGCGGCTCAAACCAAGCCTAAAGCAAAACCGATGGGTAAACAGGAAATGCCTGATATGTTTAAGCAACAGTAAAATGACGGATAGGAGAGGGAGAAATCTCTCTCCTATATATAAAAAGGTATAGAATATGCAATTAATTACATTAGGTAGTGGAAGCTCTGGTAATGGGTATATCCTACAGAGTGATTATGAAGCACTTATCATAGAATGCGGAATGCCCTTAAAAGATGCCATAGAAGTACTTGGAGGAAATCTTAAAAAGGTTGTCGGTTGCTTGATTACTCATAGTCACGGCGACCACGCAGGGTTTATTCGTCAGTATGCACGACCTTTCAATATCTTTGCAACCAAAGGTACTTTGGAAGAAAAGAAGATAAAGGAAGATGATTTTCATTACAATGTCATACCGATGCTTAAAGAGTTTCGTATTGGTAACTTCGTTATAAAGGCTTTCGATACTGTTCACGACACCAAAGAACCTTGCGGCTTTATCATTTATCATCCCGATATGGGAGATATGCTTTTTCTCACGGATAGCCATCATATCAAATATAAGCTATCTTTTCCGCTTGACTATATCCTCATAGAATGCAATCACATGGATTCATTAGTTGATAAGAGTGTGAGAGAGGGCATTATTCCTAAGAAGGTTGGTATTAGAGCGAAAGCTACTCACATGAGCTTGGAAAGATGTCTAAACTGCTTAAAAGAGAATAAATTAGAAAAAACGAAAGCGATAGTGCTTATTCACATGAGTGCAAATAATGGCGATGCCGTATTATTCTCTTCTGAGGTAGCGAAGGCTACAGGTAAGGCGGTTCACGTTGCGAAGAAAGGATTTTCGTTAGAATTAATAAAATGAAAACTCTTGAAGAAATGTCGTATATACATATAATAGAGCAGCTACGAGAGGAGGTTAGAAAACTCACCGATGAAAATAAGTTATTGCATGAATCAATAAAACGTTATTTACATGAAAACAGATAATGAAGAGCCTTGTTGCGGTAATTGCATTTCATTTACCAATGAAGGTATTTATGGTGATGGCTTTTGCTGCGATAAAGAAGAAGGCACAGTTTGTTGGGAATGGTGTAATAAACATAAATACAGATAATTATGGTAATAGAAGGAAAACAAGTTAAATCATGGGTAGAACGTGCCTATAACAATGCCGTGAAACACGGATGGCACGAGGAGAAGAAGCCTACGGCACATTGGGTTATGATGATTAGCACAGAGGTTACGGAAGCCGTTCAAGCTGACCGCAACGGGCGTTGGATGGACGACCTTGATAAAAGTGGGCTTGATTGCGTTATCGCTAACGACCATCACGGAGGTTTGTTTGAAAAATTCTATGGCGAACATATTGAGGGAACAGTTGAAAGTGAATTAGCGGATATCTGCATCCGTATATTCGACCTTATGGGGCTAAAAAATGTGAAGTGTAGAACAGAATATGTAACAGATGAAGAGATTATAGAAATCTGTGAAACACGAGATTTTACTGTTAATGCGTATTTTGTATCAAGATGTATATTAAGCTTTACTACCTCAAATAACCCTTTGCTCTGTGAAGCTTATTTTAATGATATAATCGTTGCAACCTTTGAATGGGCAGAATCACTAGGTATCGACCTTGTACAACACATTAATCTAAAGATGCACTATAATGAGACCCGTGAGTATCATCACGGAGGAAAGAAATACTAAAAAAATAAGGCGGCTGCTCTTCACGAGTAACCGCCTTTGTTATCCTAACAATCTTATAACCCAAAAAACTAAAACCTATAAGTATTTGTAACTATTGAAAATGTCTTATCTTTTTCTATTTTTATATATTGCCAAGAATATCATACCTACTATGAAGAGAAGCACGAATGCCGCCGTAACCTTACCTAATCGACAGAATGCAGCATCAGTTTTATTCATCGGCTTCTCTATATACACGGGGTATGGAACAGAATCTTTTTTAGCTTTATCTAAGGAATCGATTTTGAGTCGATACTTATTTATACTATCCTTATATGATTTATAATAAGAAATACTATCTCTGAGCTTCTGTACGAATACCTCTGTATAATTATGGCTCTCGTAGTGATATTTGGATTGTCTGAGAATATTACCATCTTTATCAACCATTGTTGAAGTGCTATCTCTAATATGGTTTGTTTCAGACTTGCTATTTTCTTTTAGCTCACTTTGAGTTCTCTGATAGAGTTCAAAGGTCGCTGAAAGTCTAGCATTAAATATCGAATCCCAATGTGACTGCTTATCGCTGATATAAGTCTGTCGGGTAACCACCTTTGGGGTAGCCGTACACCCGATAACTATCTGCGTCATAAGAAACAGAAGCATTGAAATTGATAAACAACAAAACAAATCTTTAACCCATTTCATAAGCTTATATATTAAAGGCTTTCAAAGCTCTCTTCCAATATTTGGTTCTGCTCGCCAAGCCGTTTGTTCCACCATTGATTTTTTTTGTAACCGCTTCAATATCATTCTTGTCAGCTACGGCATTCAATCCTCTTGTCAGCCAATACCACATACCGCTTTTTACTGCTCCTCTCGGTTGTTCCAAGAGCTTTGGCTCTGCCACAACATTACCTTTGCAGTACTTTGAGTTCGTATAGGCTTGATAATTCGCCCTTCCTGTTAAATGCAAGAAGCCACGACCTTTATATCTGTAGCCGTCACCCTTCTGAGTATTACCCAACATCTTTGCGAGCTTACCAACCTCATACTTATGGCAATAGTCAGCATTACCGATTTCTCGTATATGTACCAACTCTGCGGTTTCGTGAGCCACTTGCGCAAGGAAATGTGCCATGCGAAGTGGAGTATTTATATTAAAGGCATCTGCATAATCGTTGATATAAGGAAGATATGTATCTATCCTTTCTCCAGCTTTCGGCATGATGGCTTTCATTTGTTCTTTTGTTACTTTCATCCTTTATCCTCCGTTGCTTTAAATCCTTCTTCTAAGGCATCACCAACGCCTTCACTCTTAGATTTTGCAAGAGCTACAACAAAGGCTTTGATGAACCCAATTATTGTCTTTTTCTCTACTGATACGCCACGAACAAATAAGAAATGTCCTACTATGCTTGGGATTTCTATTCTTACCGCAATAAATGCAGTAACAACCCAACCACCCCAAATGTAATCAATATCAAGCTGCGGCAATAAAGCTCTACCAAGAGATACACCTACCATTATATAGATAAGGTAGTCCACAAACTTATTTGCGGTTCTACGCTTTGCCCGTGATGCTCTGAACTCATATCTATCAGCAAGTAGAAGGCTTTTATTTTCTAAAGCATTTTTATGCCGAATGCTGCTTTCTTCACAGCCAAAACGATAGTCTGCGATTATAAGTAGAACGATAGCAATAAGCATCCATCGGGTATCGAATAACATACAACTAAACTCATTCCCGAATAGCATCATCCCTGCCGCTCTTGTACCCGTATTTCCTACTTGTCCTACCATATTTTGTTTTTGATGCAAAGATAGCTTTTAAAATCGAAAGACAGAAGAAAATAGATAATCGGGTGTAAACAAATAAAGAGGAACTTATTAAAAGCCCCTCTTTATGAATGATTCAAACTGTATATCTACTTCAAAAAGTATTCTCTTATATTATATACGCCATCCTTATCTTTTAGTAGGTCAAGGGCTAATTTGTAGGCGTATTTTACAAGTTCTTCCTCATTTATATCAGAAAGAGATTTCTCGCCCTTTATTGCAACTATGGTTTCCCCGTGGTCGCTTATTACCTGATTCATTGCTATATACAGCGCATAATCATTGTAATACGGCTTATCCTCCATACATAAGCCTAACTTTTCCATCTCATCCAACCATCTTTGCATATTCCAAGTGGCTTCGGGATTCATCTTACCGATAATATCCAACGCCTCATTCTTTGTGAGATAGTTCTTCCACTTGATAGCGCAAAGCTTATCAAGATACTCTTGTGCCAACTCTGGGTGCTTGGATGCCATATCATTCATCATGCAACGCATTGTGTTGCCGAATACGTGCATATACTTCACGTTGGTTGATGATGCCATCATTCCATACAGCTCATCAAACTTACTCATAATCTCTTTTGCTTCCATATCTTATATATTTTAACCTATTATCAAATCTTTCAACTCTACAAAGTCCTCCTCTGTGAAGTTGATGCTTCGCTTGCTTCCAAAGAGGATAGCAGTGGCAATTCCATCTGGCAGGTCAATAGACACAACTCCTTTGTCGATATGTCCGTGAATAAAACCTACATCGAATTTGTAATCTTCCACGGATTTTAGCATCTGCATCATATCTTCAAATATCGTGTTGGCATCTATGTTGCCGTCTTCATCGGCAATGAATAGGGTAGCGTTGTCAATGCTCTTGCCCCAACTATCCTTGTGTCTGGCGATGATATTGTGCGATGCTCGCTTCATATACACGGAAGGGATAGCCAGTGTAGGATTCTCCTTCACCATATCACTTATCCTTGCATCTGCCCACAGGTCAAGCGATGTAAGCAGTTTCTCTTTCAGTTCGTTTACATTCATTTTTTGTTTTCTCCTTTCTTTGTCTTATTGTACCAAACAAGATATTCTTGCCAAGTTTTATCGCTATGATTAGTCATATAATCGTTGAGCATAGCAGATTTCTGTTCTTCTGCTTGCGCTACTTCTTTTCTTAGTCTTTGCATCAAAGATAAGTGCTTCTTCAATGCCTCCTGTCCTTGCTGAGTACTCTCAATGCGAGGACGTATGATGCGCAATTCCTCGTCTTGTACGAGCTTAGAGACATATTGCAAGCTATTAACGTATTCCTGATTCTGCATCAAGTACTGACGTTGTGCGCCTGTAAGATTGTCCTCAATCTTGTCGATTTCATCCCATAAAGGGGTGGAAGACTGCTGCGCTTGCATATTGATAGATGCTCGCTTCTGCTGTATTGCCTCATACACCTTTTGTAGTTCGGCATCCATCGTTGGCGGCTGTTGCTGATTTGTACCCATATCCAATAATGGGCTGTTTCCAAAATTCATCATAATCAATATCTTTAAGTTGGTGATATATTATAGAGAGGTGAGAGGGCATCCACCACGAGGGCAAACACCCCTCACCAACTCATTTTTTCTTAGTCCTTTTCACAGACTTTCTTACTGCTCTGTTACGCTCCTGTAGTGGGAGTTGAAGCTGCGGCACATCCGCAAATGCTTGCAGATGGGAGAACTGTAACAGTAGGAGTGCTCTGGAGTCCGAGAACACCATCAATCTTGCGGCAACACTTCTCGTTCACGTAAGCCATCATCAGCTTCTCCTTGTAAGGAGTAAGAGCCTCCATAACGGCTACCTTCTTGTCGAGGTCGCAATACTTAGCCTGCAACGCATCGTACTGGTCTCTCTGATTCTTGTACAGACCGAAGTCCGCATCAATCTGAGACTTGTAAAGACCGAACTCAGCCTCCATTGCACGGCGGTTCTCAGCGTTGATAGCCTCAGTAGCACCCTTGTACATAGAGAACTTCTCAGCGATGTCTGTCTCACGCATGGCGTAGAACTTGTTAGCGGTGTCAAGCTTCAAGCCGAACATGTCGGTAAGCAACTTCACCTCATCAGCACATTCCTTCTCCATTACCTGCAAGGCGGTTGGCTGATTTGAGCTTGAGTTAGCTCCGTATGTGTTGATGTTTACGTTCTCAGGCATATTGCTGCCACCGAGAGAGCCGAAAACACCACGACCATTTCCGTTGAGCAAAGCTAAAGCCAAGCCACCGATGCCAATTCCGAGGGCTGTTCCTGCCAAACCCTTGCTGGCATACTCCTTCTTACCATCTTCGTAGATTTTCTTTTCCACGACTTTTGCATCTGTCATTTCCATGATACAATCTTTTTAAGTTATCCTTAATATTAACTAACACTATTGTAACGTTACGGATGCAAAGGTACGAAGAATAGGGTAGAGTAAACATAACTCTATCACACTTTCTTTTAGTGGCTAATTATCAGTGGTTTAATGTGATAGGAGGTAGTGTCACAATAAATAAAAAAGAGAGGCAATCACTTACCTCTCTTACTCTTAATAAAGTGCAGAATATCCCACTTCTTCCAATACCTAGTGTGCCCACGCTTCTTGCACTCACCATTAGGAATGTCGCCCCTTGCAACCATTCTATTCAATGTAGCATCAGAAACGTGCAATTTCTCCTTGACTTCCTCTATGCTCAACATCGGATTGAGCATATCTGGGATGATGTCACACAATCTATCCAGGTCATCATCGCTCATTCCGCAAGCGGTGACCTTCTCGCCATTTCTCTGCTGCTCATCAGCCTTGAAACAAGCATCGCTCAATGATTTCAAAGCTGTACCTAGCAGCTTATAATTCAATATCTTTGCCATATAAATCAAGTTTTTGTGATTTTTTCGTAAAAAGTACCTTTATGAGCAAATTTTCCGTCCCATCTTAGTGTTATTAACAAACATTTCAGCAAATCCATATATGTAGAATAATGCAGTCACGACCATAACAGTGAAGCAAGAATCAACCATATCTTTAGTTGTGTACCAGTTCCATTCCACGATGTGGGCAGCGTTGATTCCGAAAAAGTAAAAGAAAGGTATTCTATATCTCCAACATAGGAAGAAAAATCTACTTGCTAATATCAAAACCATAGGTAAAATATACACCATAAAGTAGATGAATAAATAGCATGGAAAATTCTCATTGTTTGTTATGAACATTTCCCTTGGATGCTGCGAGAAATCCCACATTCCGTATGCGTGGAAGCACATAATAACGATAGGTACGTACTTGCAGAACCAGCGGAAGAATTTCAATATTCTCCTGCTATACCGATTACCATGCTTTATCAGCATATCCATCAACTCGGTAACATCAATGTCCTTTATCAACCGCAGGACTTCGGCTTCTTGTTCCTGTGTCATAATTCGTTGATTTTTAAATTTGTCGTTTTGTTGATTTATAAGATTTATGCCGCAAAGTTACGCTTTTTTATAACAGAAGTATTTAATTTTGAATTACTTTTTGTGTTAAACTTTATAAAAAGTAACAATCTGAAAGTTTTTGCTAGCAAAAAGAAAGGCGGCTACATGTTGTAAACCGCCTTAACATTTAAAATACATACGAAAGCCAATGATAACGCTTCCTGCTCTCAAGGTACGTGAGGTTTTCCTGATTGGCATAAGTGCCTATACCCATCTTGCGCCTAAACTGATTACACACCTATACCACAACGTCCGTACAGGCTGGCAGAGGAAAAGCCTGTGGTTGCCCCTCTACCATCTTCATCACCGGGATTCGCAGCGTGAAGTCATTACCTTTTACTATCTTTTTCATAAGCTTATAATTTTATTTCTTTATACTATTCTATTGTTTTAATGAATTTATCTTTATGCAGAATTGTGCGAACCGTTGAAGTAAGCATAACACCAATTCTCTCCATCAAAAATGAAATAGGTAAAAGTACCTGCTCTACCTATCTTTATTTTAGTCTGCAAACTGCCATTTGAATACATCTTCCCTGTACCGTAACCACCAGAGCTGTCATACTCGATATACACGTTTGACGACACTTTAGAGTAAATCAGCAAAGTCTGACCTACAACAGGACCAGCAGGCAATTTTAGTGTAATACCACCTTTCGTAACTATCACTATACAATCAGAGCTACTTATTTGCCCGTTATAATTCATAATTCTCAGATTAGGAGCAATAACTCCTTGTATAGCACCGTTTGTCTGCAAAGCCGTTGGTGTACCTGTAAAACCCTTGGCAATAACATTTATAGCCAACGCAGGCGAATCTTTCTTACTCTGTTCAGAATAAATATACTGCACTGGTTCGTATTGGGTATTATAAGCATAATTTGTTGGAAGATTCATTTCGTTACTCGAACCTTTACAGACTATTCTTGCGGCGTTACCAAGCCATACGGCACGAAAAGCATTATTGCCCGACGTATAAGAGAACTCCGTACAGGACACACCTACGCGAAAATAATCAGTAAGAAGTGAACCACCTCGGACAAATAACGGGCAATACTGAATACCAGATACAACAGTTGTACCATTATATTCTGTACCCTCCGCTTGCATAATATCCCCCCAATTATCATCCTTTTTAATGCTCCATATTCCGATTTTGCTATCTCCTGTGACATTAAGCTTAGTAGCTGTAATCTCCTGAGCATTGATACCTTTAGCTACAACGTCTCCTGCATTAATGAATTTCGCATTGAGCTTACCATTTTCAAACATCGCTGCTTCGTCATAACCCTCAGAAGGATTGGTTCTCGGGGTTTTTACCTGCACTTTGTTTCCGTACAGGGTGACTTGTTCGCTCGTAATCTCTATACCAGCCTTCTTCAAGGATGCTTTATCTACCAAATCGGTCTTCCGCTCGGTGAACTCGGTCATGGTAGCACCTACCTCCAACTTAGGTTGGCAGACATAAACCTCGCCTGCGCCATTCAGCTGGATATAAAGCTTAGATGGAAGATAACCATGAAACCTCATGTGTCCCCAATATCGTTTGTATTCTGTCGTAAGCTGATTAGGTATTTCGATGATAGAAGCATACCGTACGTTTAAAAAACGAGTACCTTGATTTACACTATCCTCGCTGAAAACAGAATCGCCTTCAGCGTTTCTATCGAACTGAGCATACAATCCAATAGAAGCCTTACCTTTTGCTAGGAAAGAGAAAATGTAATCAACGTCCAATTCCATCGAGTCTGTAGCAAACTCCATGACAAGATACGTATTATTAGCGTTTGTGTTTTTGATGCGGAGAGCCATGCAGTCGCCATAATAGGCACGCTCATAATCGGGTAGACCATTAGGGTTTAACGATTTAAGACTACCGCCTACTTCCAGAGTTCTGGCGTTGTCTATCATATTACCACCCACGTAATCATAATCTTGTTTAGAACGAGACCAGCCGTTGTATGTATCTCCCTCTTCCATCATAGGCTGACAGATATAAGCATCGGAAGTTACACAGAATGCGACCGCAAGATAGTTAGTGACAGCAGATGATGTATCTATCGTAAATGTGAACAGTTCCCATGTATTAGGAGAAGAGACATACATAGTACCTGTCTTATAGAAAGACATATCGCTGCTTGCATTAGCAATATCTGATGTACTATAAGCTCGAATCCTGAATTGAGCACTAGTACTGCTGCTTTTAACCCAACAGGAGAATGTGTATTTCTTACCTTTTGTGATAACGACACTTATGCCTCCGCTCTTCGTTCCATCCCAATATACACCATTTTCGTTACTGCTTGTGATATGTACGCAGTTGATACCATCCTTACCAGTAGTACATTCAATGCGTGTACCCGAAGAGAAATGCAATGATTCCTGATTATGGAAATCGCTATTCACTAACAGATTCCTTCTGCCGACTGCATTAGAGCTTACTTCCAAAGAGATTCTCCTAGCTGTCTGTTCGATACTTGATGATACTTCCCTCAATTCGTCCTTCGATGCCTTATCATTAAGTTCATTAGAAACAGTATTATACTTATTGCTTATCTCCGTATACTTGCGCTGAAAGCTTTCGTCCGTCTCCAATACCGTCTTTACAAAGGTATTGGTGTTAACACGGAATGGCAGATAGGAATAGTAATCAGTACCATCCACAGTTACCTTCAATTTCACACCGCCAGCAGATGCAGGAACATATTTCCCTGTACCTACCGATTCCGTTGTTATGCTTGTCAATTTAATAACATTGCTGCTGATATTAGCATTACAGTTATCCTTTGACACGATGCTTGCGCTGCACGATACAGCCTTACCACCCCTCGTTGCACTAACAGTAGATGAATTGTTGTTGAACTGAGTAGATGATATATTTCCGTCTTTATCCGCATTGTATACAAGCTCAGAGGGAGATAGATTGATATTTATCGCATCCTTACCTGCCGCACCGTCCTTACCTTTATACGATACGCTAAAGCTTGTAGTAGAGTTCGTGTCAGAGTATACTACAATCGTTCTAGTCCACAGATAAGGCTTCGTGTCGGTTGTCGCAACAACCTTGTCGCTCCAGTTACCTGTAGGTGTTTCTGTTCCACTTGCACTTATCTGATATGTAACAGATTTACTGATGATAGTGACAGATGTACCGTCCTTTGGTTTCCTATGTAATGTGATTGATGTCGTTAACATAAGTATATAGTTTTAAATTACGCCTTATAGCTAATAAAGTCTCTTACGTCTTCGTTATCATTAGCTATCTTACCCCAAATATCCGTACCGACTTCTACCGATACGCCTGTCTTAGTTCCAAGCTCTGTGTTATTCAGAGAGCTGGCGAATGTATGCGTGAAAGTACCTGTCAATGTAGATGTAATATCTTCACCCTTCTCACCTGCTGAGAATCGATATACATGAGCAGTTACATTCTGGGCATTTACTCCATCCCAATCTTTATCGACAGAAGCTTCAAGTTCGTACTCGTCACCAATATCTGTAATCTTGTGAAAGTCTGTTGCAAGAGCGGTCTTTTTACTATCGCCTGTCTTGTATGCTGAACAGTAGATACCGCCAATACCATCAATCATATCACGTGTAGCCGTAAACTCTCTTGATGTACTATCCTGCAAAGTATTCTGCAAAGTCTCACTATTCTCGTTGTAGAATCGGTATGAATATCCACTTATGATTTCCGCACCATCAATGAAGAAACGAGCTTTAAGCTTAGTCGAAGCATTCTCCTTGGAGAGAGTACAACCGCCTTCAATATATAGAGCAGCCGCACTACTACCAACAATCTGCAAGTGGAGTTCTGCGGTAGCCTCTGATTCATAATCTGTGTTAGCGGCTTCACCAGAGCACTTAAACGTAAACATATCGTTGCTCGTATTGCTAGCCGATGCGATATTGTCAATGATTCTTAGCTTGTAGTTAGATGGATTGATAGCAAATCTAGCATCGCTGCACTTATAAAAGCCTTCCGATGTTGCCGTAGTGGTTACCACAAGCAATGTGTTATTGTAATACCAAGAACCATTTGTAATAGTCGCAGTCTGTCCGTTTGTTGCCACAGCCTTTGGAACAAGGATAGGCTGGTTAGCCGCATCCTTGAAATCAGGGGCAGGGGTTGAAGTCTTGTCATTCCAACCTTGATAAAGAGCAGCATTCTCTGTCTCAATGCTCAATACTACGTTTAATCCCTTCTTCAATCTCTTGAGAGTAATACTACCTGATAATGTACCTTCCATATATTTTTATTTTTTAAATTTCATTAAATACTCTTCCAACTCTCTTGCGCTACCGAACATAGTGCCTTTGAGCTGTTTCAATCTCTCACTCTCATCACCGACAAGCAATGATGCATCCATCATTCCCTTCTCCGTAATAACCATCTTACTTTCTCCTTTGATATCAATAACGTTGTGAGTGATAACATCAAATCCAGCCAAGATAGCCATTTCCTCATCTGCCAATACGTATCTCATATTCTCCTAGTTAAAGATGAACGGATTGCCGTTCTCATCTGTATATACATTGCCGTTTGCGTCAGTAGCAACCTTATACTCTTCCTTATAGTCATAGTCGAAGCAGGTTTCAACAAAGTTATCCTTCTGTGTATCACCCATGGTAAGGTCAGACAAGCGGAAAAATAACCCTTTTCCTTCTCCGAGATTCACATCAGATTCATAAGCAGTTGTACCAAGCAGTACCATCTTAATCACGTTTTCTGCGCAAGGCACGTCATGGTCTTTACATTTTACAATAGCTTCCTGATACATAATATCTGTATCTGGATAAATATCGCTCTCAACGCTCGGCTTTACCGATATTGCTTTATGCAATCTGTTGACTGTGCAGATTGTCTTTAAGCAAACCACCTTACCTCCAACAAGTACTTTAAGGAGATAAGTAGCCGCATTAGGCACAAGACGCAAATCAAGGATAATACTTGTAAGGGATAATGCCTGCAACTCATAGCCTACGCTCATTTTTACTTCGCTGCCGCTATCTGTGCGGTAGAGTTCCAAAGTATAGCCGCTTTTCTGAATCTCCTTACCTTTGCGCACTCTTATTGCTGCCGTGCGAAGATACTGCTCTCCGTCATTAATCTGCTGTTCTGATAACGAAGATGCTATTCCGTGACTAACTTGATAGTCATACAAGAGCATATTATCATCAATGCAGGAATACATGAGGTTAAGTGGATAGTCCGTTTCCACGCTCCATGAATCCTGTGCGGCTTGAATTGTATAAAGTGTCTTCTCATCACTTTTAACTGGAATAAGCTCTTTATTACGGAAGTCGAACAACTGACCCTCGAAACGCAACTTGATACGTTCGTTCAGACCGATATTGCGCTTGATAATAAGCATACCCTTATTATCACCATTAGTAATGATGGAGTACTTTCCATTCCAGCTTGCTACACTCTCTATCTTCTGCCCGTCCACGTACCATTGCATCTGTGACAGATGGGCGTTACTTCGAGTATTACCCTGCCAACTACCATCCCTTGCTGATGCGCTGACGATAGGGCTGATACCGCAAGGAACTGCTGCCGTTCCTTCTCGGTTAGGCTGCCATTCTCCACCGCTATAAAGCTGCGTAAGTGGAGATTCAGGGGTTGTGCAGGTCAATGAACAACCCGTAACCAATGGCGCATATCTACGCCGCATGAATTTCTTTTCCGTTCTCATAGCTTATCAGTTTATAAGTGTTGAACAATCACGTTACTCAAGTCCGAGTGTCTTGCAATCAGCATCAACGATAGCCTTCAAACGTGCTCGCTCTACAAGGAACTCCTTATAAGCAGCAGTCTTGATAGCTATCTCTGTTTTATCAGTAGTGATGCCAAGCTGAATAGCATTATACTCATTGATGAGCTTCTGTTCCTGATTACCATCCCACTTATCAGCAATGACCGCTTCGGTAATCTTATTAGACGTGAGAGGTTCCCATACAATCACTTCCTGGCATTCGTACTGAGTTTTTAATTCTATACCCGAAGGCTTCTCTGTTGATTCTGCCTTCACCGTCTTGATGTCGTAGTGATAACGGTGACTTCCGTTTCCTACTGCCTCCAATACTGAAGGCTCATTATCGTAAATTACTTTCATATTGCAATCTTTTTAAAGTTATAATTATGTATATAATGGAACGCACCTATCTTCTCTAACAGATGTCTGCTATCGCTATGAGCCGTCCATCCTAACCAAGGGCTTATCCTCATCTTCAGTGCATCCTCCTTGATTCCTTTCTTTCTTGCGGCTTTCATTTCCCTACATAGGTTCTGTTTCGTTCTCTTACGCATAAGCTTCTGCTTGCGGAAGAACTGATAGCCTACGTAGTCCAATGCACGACCGCTCTTGTCGTATCTATTCATACCGATTTTGAATATCTGCCAATTTCCTTTAATCTTTAGCTTCAATTCTCCTTCGAGCTTGCATTTGATGGCTTTGCGAACTTTATGCAATACTTCTTTATTTTCCGCAAAGAATGTTATATCATCGGCATATTCTGTACTCTCGACTTTCAGCACTTCGTTCACCCAGTGCATGAAGTAAGCAAGATAAAGATTAGCCAAATACTGACTTGAATAGTTACCTATCGGCAATCCATCTGTAGAATTTATAATCTCGTCAAGGAGATTCAATACATCAGTGTCCTTTATCTTCTTTCGGATAATCTTCTTCATAACCTCATGGTCGATGCTAGGATAGTACTTTACGATGTCTATCTTTAAGCAATACAGAGGTCTGTCAATAGGATGTCTTCTTATAATCTCGCCAACCCTTCTTGCGCATCCTTCTATTCCTCTTCCCTTGATGCAGCTATATGTATTGTACGTAAATACGCTGCGCCATATAGGTTCAAGGATATTCAGTATCGCATGATGAACGATTCTGTCGGGAAAGTATGGTAATCTGTATATCACTCTCTCCTTCGGCTCATGAATGGTGAATACGTCATACTTTGATGTTCTGAACGCCTTATTTTCCAGTATCTCATGCAGCTTCAACAGATTATCCTCTCTATTCTTATCGAACACTCGCACACCATAGGTATTTTTCTTTCCCTTCCTAGCCTTTTCATCAGCTAATCTGAGATTATCCATTGATATGATTTTCTCGTAGAGATAACCAATCCTTCTCATCTTTTTTGCTATTTTGCTTCCTTACTCCGATTCTTCGACTATTAGCGATATTGCTGATACCTACCAACACGTTTCTGAGTCCCTAAATTTTTCACCAAGAGGTGAGGTTATGATTCCGATATATAATATTTAACCTTAGAAGTATAGGTGAGAGGCGATATTCGCATTCGTGTCCGAGGGAACGTTAATCGAGTTCGAGTAAACGAAGCCGCAGTTCGAACCGTTATTCGCATTACCGCCAAAGAGAACGCCACGTTAGGAATCATCAACCTTAATATCTTTTATTCTACGAAATATCGGTTTCCGTTACCTCGCATTGTCACCTTGCGAGGAAAGGCATTCCGTTTCTTTATCTCCTGCAAGATATAGAGTATATCCTGTGAGCCTGTGAAGAACTTCATCGCTTCACTCTCTGGGTCTTCAAGATTTCGCTTCACAAGCACCAAGGTCTGACCTTTCGTACCTTTCTGCTTAGAGAATCTTGTCGGAATATCCTCCATGAAATCAATCAGCCAAAATGATGTATTCACCAATTTGCTCTGACTTACTTCCTTGCAGTTGAATGAACGGCTGTTCTCATTGCGAGGAATGTTCAAGAATGCAAGACTTCCATCGTCTTGCTTTGTGTTATCGTCTGCCATATCTCTATTATTTTAATGTTAAACCTAATTTTTAATCACCCTATGCCGCCAATAAATGACGGGCGGCATAGGGCGTGTGACGAGCCGTATCGCTTCGATTATGCAGCAGGTAGGAAGCAAAGGCGAGAGGCGACATCCGCACCCGAGTCCGAGGGAACGGAAACCGAGCCCGAGCAAACGAAGCCGCAGCCCGAACCGCCACCCGCATAACCGCCAAAGAGAACGCCACGTAAAGTTGTATACGTAGGTATGCTTGTGTGATGGTAGTCACCATGATAGCTACTATCGCTACCGCCAACAGCCTTCGCTGTGATGTCACCATATTCGCCAAAGGTAATCTGTGTAACAAAACCTTCCGTCCTTGCTTCATTACCGACATAGGTATATCCGTCATATCCTGTATCAGAGAATTTCTTAGGGTCACGGCATACATATACCTTGCTGACACCGCTATCACCTGCCTGTATCTCAATGTTGATTCCATCAGTCCACTGCCATACATGAGCAAATGGGCACTCAATACCTCGGTATCTGTTAACGCTTACCTTGCCGAGAGTAACACCATTCTTCGTACCAGTGTCGTAGGTAGCAACACCGCTTCGGTTGCCAAGGCTATCAGTAATACCGCAAGGAACAAATGGGTTATTTCCATTGTATGTAGACCATTTAGACCATTCTGCGCCAATAACACCGCTACCAAGACCGCCCTGATGATAACCTTCAGTAGTCAGAGCAGCATTGTAATTTGTCTGACAAGACAACTGAGCATACTCAATAGCGAAAAGCCAATAGAGTTCTCTCTGAATGTCATATACATGACAATTCCATTCTACGCTACCAGTCTTTCTCGCTCTTGCCATATTGCGGAATCGTGTACGGCTGATATTGGATGATGCCAACACACTAGCGATAGAGCAGAGTTTGTTGTCCTTGACGTAGGCTTGATATGCACTCACGTAACGCTTCGGAACTTTACGGAAACCTGCCAAAGGTTCAAGGCTCATCCATGCTCTGCGCTTATTACCATCCGTTTCAAATTTTTCGTAATACTCTGGCAGCTCAACCATAACCTGTCCTCTGCTTCCGTCACGTGTGGCATTAGTCCAATCCTGTGGGTCGAGATAGTCAACCACATTACCATCATCATCGAGCAAGCATCCCTTCATCAAAGTCTGCACTGGTAAGGTTCTGTGCATGCTCATGTTTCCGATTCTCGTTGCAGCCGTTGAACTTACCGTTACATCGAACTCGATACCATAGGCATACACCTCTGGCGAAGTGATGGAAAGGTTAAGACTTCTTGATAAGTCTTTAATTTTCAATCTTCTTACAGCACCTCCAACCTCCGCAAATACGCTATCCGTCTGCTGTACGGATGCCACGGTATCTGCTGTTCCTAAATTCTTATTTGCCATAATTAAAAATTATTTATAAATTCGTAAATCAAATCATCATACACTCAGTGTTGCCGAAATTTCATTGGTTTTGTTACCGATTTGCCAAGCCTTGAAGGTAAACACGACACCGAAAGTATTCTTATTCTCAGCTCCAAGGTCATTCTCGTTCTCAGTAAATGCGATATTGATAGTGCCTTTAAAGTTCTGAGCCTTAGATGTGGCGTTCCATGCCGCATCTTCCTGTTTGTCACCACTATCTCTTTCCACGCTCCAATCCCAACCACTCGATGTATCAACGATAGAATCACCACGGACAACTGAGCATACGACATCAATCGTTTCACCCCAATCAAGGGTGTCTTGCCCACGCAAATCAATCAGTAGCTTATTCCGTTGTATTGCGGTCGTAGCCTTCCAATAAGGTGAATCCTCAGATGGCTCATCGGTAGTGGTCTGTCCTTCCGATACTATGCAGAGCCATCTTGTGCCAAGCCAAGTGACCTCATCATAGTAGCTGTATTCAGTACCTTCCTTCCAGTCACCCAGATAGATGGGAGTCCATACCTTCTCACCGCTGACGTTTACCATATTGAAGTATTTGGTAACGATATTGATGCCATCGAAACCAACGTCAAAGATAGATTTATCCTTTAAAGTATAGGAGTTGATTCCACGGTACATAGTGAACTTCGGTGCAGAATCTCCTTCGGTCTCCATCATCAGAAGGTGCTGTCGGCTTGTATCGCTTCTGTTGCCCATAAGAACGATGGTATCACCATCAGCAGGATTGTCTGAGCCTTCCATGCAATTATCCTTCGCTATCTGAATCCATGCAAACTTCTTGCCGTCATAGAGTTCGTGACCTTCTGAATCAGTGATTACCTCGTTCTCTGTTGAGACCTTTGTGACAAGTCTCCAATAGTCCTTGTTGCTGACGTTCTCATAGACACCAGCCTTGATATTGAACGTCTTGCACCTAACTTGGTCGTCCACCTTGAATGAGTTGATTGTTGCGGTCGTTCCATCATCAGCGAGGAGATAGCACTTCCATCCAATCATTTCATTCGTTGTCTCGCTATATACTTCCTTGATGTAGCTTATCTTGCCAGCAGCAGGGGAGAGGACGATGTTACCTCCAACGTAGCTGAGTTCACGAATAAGGAGGGTGTTGAAGATTGCCTTACCCCATACTATCAAGTCCGTGAGCAACATCTGATACTTGCCATCGCTTCTCTGCTTGATTGCAAATCCGCTCTGTTCTGATTCGTTGAAGTCGAGAGACTTCAAGAGATTCACCAATACATTAGAGAGGATAGCGTTGCCGCTGCCATCAATACTGAACTTGTTAGAGTGACCGATGAAGAAGCCGTTAAGTAATCGCTGAACCTTCTGAAAGGTGATAGTGCCGTAAGCTATATCGTCAAATTGCTTAGAAAGAAAATTTTCTCCTCCATACTTAGCAATAAGGCTTCGTAACTGAGAGACAGAATAACCGCCGCCACCGCTACTACTTCCTCCGCTCGCAATAATTGTCTGTACGTCTTCTTTGAGCTGCGTAATAGTACCCTTAATTACTTGATTGCCTATTGTAATCGACAGAATAAAGTCGTAATCAATATTAGTCGATAGCTTCAACACTCTTGTCGCAAGCTCATATCCGTGTCCGTCCTTATACGTTACACTCTGACCGATTTGTAGTTGAGGGTTATCCTCCAAGAATACATCTGAATATGATTTAACCTCATAGTTATTCAAATCAGAGAGTAATCGCACAATCTCCTCCTTTGCTTTCTCTAACAATCTATTTTGAGCATCCTCGTAATAGATAGTATCAGCCATTGCAATATTATAGAGTACCGTGATATTACACTTCAAAGAAGGTTTGCTTTCTCCACGAGGAATGAGCATTTCTGCTTCATTTGTAGGTATAATGACCTCATTATCCTCTTGATAGATAATTTCGTAATCACCAGCCAATACTGAGAAATTACTATCACTAACATCATCTGACGTATGCGAGGATGATGCCTCTTTATGATAGGTAAGTTCAAAGCCTACATATTCGCCGTTAGTTCCTTGACCTGCAAGTGGAGTAGAAAGCGCACCTGTATTAAAATTCGGTTCAAATGAGCAGCCGATATTCTTTCCATTGATACGCAAATCATCGGTAACTTCAAAATCATACCAATAATGAGTAATGCCATCATCTATAGTTGTATTGATAATCGTCTTTCCTTCTACTTTTTCTGTTGTAGGATAAGCCAATCTCATATACCATACAGTGAAGGTCTTATATTCCTTAATAGACCCATCAGCATTAGAGATAGAAATTTTATTATTATTCTCATCAAGCACATACTTAACTCGCCCACGTACATTATATACATAGGTATTAAGTGATGGGAAAATCTGAGAAAAATCAAGTACCTTTGTAAAGAGAGGTTCTTTCGTTTTATCCGCTCTAAGGTCAAGGGTTGAATACTTATCAATAGAGTAGGAGCGTTCTTTTCCGTCTATTGATATTGTACCATTGCCCTCATCTAATTGCAGACGTATATCACCAGATGATACATTCTCACCCTTGCTATTTACCTGAGTAATATTTCTTGTACCGCCGAAGATAGAGAAAGCGTTATAGTAGACTTCTTTGCTATTATTGATACTTGGTACACCTACATTCTTTCCAACCTCCAAAACGACAGGAGTTGCGCCGACTAAGACCTTACCGATGTAGATAATTTCATCATCATAGTCAATATGCCATTCGCAGTTATCCCCGATAGCATTTGTAATCGCCGTAAGCGCAGATATAAAGTCATTATCGCTGAATGATACATTGATAGTATTTGCCGTAACCTTCTGAAAAATGACTTTCCATCCGCATTCGCCAAACATTAAATCCTTGTTAAGGAAATCAGCTATCTTGCCACTAAGAACAGACGTAGTACCTACGAAAGACCATACATTTTGCTTTACCTCTATATTCTGTGAATTACGGGTATAGATAAAGAATGGGGTCTTCGATAGAATCATCTTCGGATGCTGGAACTGAGGAGTGTACTTCCAAGAGCATTCATCTGATTGAGTAGGTTCATACGATTCCAAGAGAAGGAACTTTCTAGTAACCTCTCTTACCTTATCTATCTTATATGTATAATTGATATACGCACCAGCAGGCAAAATAATCTTCTCGGCAGCGGAGAAAGACAGAGAAATGTAATCTGACTTAGACATTTCCTGTTCTCTCTTAGCCGCTGATGTTACTTCTGCTTGCATCAGCAATTTATCGTTAATATCATATATCTTAATCATAACTTAATTCTATCATTCGGGTTATACTCCGTTAATTTGAGTACAAATTTACCTCTTTTTAGACCGTAATCACCAAACTGCGAGCATTGCGTGTAAACAAGTTTAAAAACTCTCTTTAGGCGAGGAACTTTCAAGCAAAATTCACCCGAATAAGCTATCTTATCAAGGAAAGCCTCATACTTCTGTAAGTAATCTTCTTCTGAACTACCTTCAAGGAAGAAAGAGATACTTACTTCACGCTTATCTTTCTTTGCATACTTCGATGTAGCGATAACCGATTGTCCATGTTCCAATCGACTATCGTTAGTTACATAGCTTTTTACTGGGGCTGGGGTCAGCAGAGCTTCTCGCCAACCCCTTACCAATGTAATACCGAAAGTATCAAGGTCAATGTAAGCAGTATCCGCTTCATCGACCAATTTTATAAAAGCATCATTCTTCATAACTTAATACTTATCCTTCATTAATTTATACATACTTGCGATGTCTTCACGTATCAATATAATAGGGGCAGTATTCTTATTGATTGCTTCCAACTGCTGTAATCCTTGATACTGAATATCTCGCATTTCAGAAATATTATTATATGTCTGCTCAGCATAGATGCGCAAGAAAGAAACATCAACTGCGATAGCCTTACGAACCTCATTACCTTGCTCTTGGGCAATTTGCACCGCATAACCGATACCGATAAGGCTGCTTGCTTGGTCTGCGGTGATAGCTTCGATAGCCTTGCCCGTTGCCGTCTGCTGAGATTGCGCCTCCTTATACCCTGTTATTGCAGCAATATTATCTCTTATCTTTAAACCTTCATTAACGATGTTATCATACTCTTTTTTAAGTATATCCAAATCGTCATTGGAGAGCTGTCGTTGTTTCATCTTATCTGCCCATTTCTCATAAAGGGCTTTAAGTCTCTTGTTTGCAAGGTCATCAACGGCAAAGTTAAGCATAGACTTATTGAGCATCGTTGTGAAATCATTTGCAAAATCTTGCGCCGATTTACTCATATCCATAAGATTGCTAATAAAGTTGTCCTTTAACGAATCGAAGGTTGTCTGCGTAAGATTCTGATTGATTTTATCAGTCAGCTCTTCAAGCTTCTCGGCAAGGTCGGTATAGTTCTCCCAATATTCAGTTTTATCATATTTACCTTGGTCGGTCATATTCTTCCATACATCTTGGTTGTATGTGCGAATATCCTTCATCTGCTCTGGAGTGAGCTTATAAATATCCTCCAAGGAATTTACCTTGTTAATTGTAGAATTAACATAACCACCTCTGACCGCTGATTGCTGTGCTAACGTGCGATTGATAGCCGCATAGTCCTGTGCTGACAGATTCCAATAATAAGCATTAGAGTGATGCGAGCCGTGGTAACCCATCTGCGATTGAAGAATTTCCATACTCTGCTTATTGATTTGCTTCTGTGCATCATAGGCTTTCTGATAATTGCTTACGGCACTCATTCCCGAAGTCTTATCAATCGAACTCTTCAACTGCTCAATAGAGTATTGCAATCGCTCGTTGGATTCTGTAAGGCGATTTGTAGTCTCGGCAACCTCCTTCGCATTACTTCCATTGCCGATACCAAGAGCACTACCAAGCGATTTGATAGCCCCTATGCCGTTAATAGCTGCCCCGATATAGTTGCCCGTAGCAAAGTCTGATGCCGCTTGCGAACCCTTATTGAAGGCATCTGCACCACTTTTAAGCTTCTTTCCAAGGTCTGAATCACCGAAGCCGAGAGCATCAATCAATTCATTTGCTTCTTGTAGCTTCTTAGCAACGTTACCGATGCTTTCTGCCCATTCATTAGCAATCTGTTTAATTGACTTTCTTGCCTTATTTTGTGATATATTTGCATCCTCCTGTGCCTTCTTTACTTCCTTTGTTGCCTTTCCTACTTTTACCTCAGAAACAGCGAGCTCATTAAAGAGTTTCTTTAATTTTTCAAGCTGTTCATTACTAAGGTTCATCTTATTCTCATTAAAGAGTGTGCTTTTATTCTGAGAGGTTATCTTATCAGTACCTACATATACCCCCGTCTCCGCAAAGACTTTCTGTATAGCAATTTTCGTAGAAGACTGCTGTTCTTGTGCATTATATTGCTCTACTGTAGCTTTTCTTAATCGCTCTTGTGCGTCAGCAGACTCTTGTAAGAGCCGATTATATTCTCGCACCTTCTCATTAGACCATCCCCATTTATCAGTCTGCTCAGATATAGCATCATCAATCTTACCAATCTGTTCTGACACAACCTTCATATCATCAATATCAAGAGTACCCGAACCGAGAAGGTCTTTGAGCTTTTTTCTTAGGTCTTCGAGATAAGATTTGCTCAATCTTCCCATATCAGAGAAAACAGAATCCCAGTTGATAGAATCCTTGAAATCATTAAAGTTGAGCTTCTTTAGCTGCTCTTCAAGGTCAGTTTTCAACTTTGCTTCCTCGAAAAGATTACCTTTTGCCCTTGCTTCTTTGATTTTCTCGTTATACTCCTCAACGATGGCGAGCTTCTGCTGTTCGAGGTTGCCATACTCCTTCAGGTATTCACGATATGATTGCAAATATTTTAATTGCATCTCTCTCTCATATTGCAACTGTTGAGTATTGAGAAGTGCTAATTTCGCATCAATAAGCTTTTGTTGCTCATTAGTTAGCTTTACATTTTTATCAAGCCCACTAGCATAAAAACCTTCCTTTTTCTTATTTGCAGGATTCTTGCTATATTCTGCCTTTGCAATCTGAATATTCTTCTGACGCAAGGTTTCAGCTTCTTCTTCTATCTGATGTTTCTTTTTCTCAAAATCAAGCTTTCTCTGCTTTAACTCTTTTTCGTTAGCATCATGTTCCTTTGCAATCCCCTCCTCTTGCTCGGTGACATAAAGTTCCCATTCGATTCTCTTATCATCGGCAAGTTGTTTTGCTTGCTGCTCAGCAAGCTGCTCACGATAGTTGCGTTGTTGGTCAGCAGACCTATCTTTTTTTGGTTTAGGGACATAACCATTTCCTCCAAGATTAATACCAGTATTAATAGGCTTATTCGATAAAGCAATCGTAGAATTTCTTTGGTTTCTCAATAATTCATTAAACATTTGAGGAGTAAACTCTGAGAAAGCAGAACGATTATTGTTATAGTATTGTAACATGAAATTACCTGCACTTTTAGCATAAGCGTTACCACTTGCATTACGCCATTTTCTTTGTGCATTCTTAAATCCCTGTTGATATGCTCTTTTAAGTTTATCTCTCTGCTGTCTATACAGATTCAAGCCATCCTCCTTGCTAATATTATATTGTTGCCTTGCCCCCATGTTAGCAACAGTGGATTCCTGAAAACCAGCCGCCCAACCACTTGTAACGGATTCGGTATATCGCATACCACGCTTTGCTCCTTTATGGTTATTATCGAAATTCTTTAAATAATTAAGCTCGTCTGCTGTTTTCTGAGCACCGCCTATAATCTTTGTAAAGAAATTAAGTATTCTTGTAAGAGTTGGTGTAAGGTTAGCATTAATCGCAGTAAGAAAACCATTCCATGAGTTTTGTAGCTTCGCAACATTGACAGAAGCTCTGGCATTAATATCATTCAGAAGTTCCTGTTTAGCAGCATTGCTATCTATGCCTTTATTATACTTAGCAATAGCATCAGCATTCTTAATAAAGTACATAGCAATACTACGCTGACGAGCCATGAAGTTATTCTCAACGTGTTCTCCTCTTTCGTATGCATCTTTCAGATTTTGTAAGGCTGTAATCATTCCGACAACAGAAGGATTGTATTTATCTTGCATCTTACTCATACTCATAAGGAGCATAGAGAATTTCGACGCAGCCTTTTGAGCACCGCCAAACTGATTACTAGAATAACCGATAAGAGTAGCCATTTCTTTAAAAGAAACGCCATAAAGAGCAGCAGAAGAACCTGCACTTGATATGGCATCAGCCATTTCACCGAAGCTACTTGTCGAGTTATGAGCAGCAGTTGCAATCATGGCAGATGCTGCTGTAGCATCTTGCGCAGTCATGTGATATTCAGAAGCAAGATTTGAGAGGAATTTTGCTCCCTCTTCTGATGTTTTTCCAGCAAGTGCTCCAAACTCGTTTGATGTCTTAATCATAGTGGTAAGAGCCTCTGGTGAATCTCTTAGACTATCCCATACCTTTACGAACTGAGTTGCAGCAGCAGCCATATCAGAAACCGACTTAGCAGTCTCGTCTGATAATGAAAGTATATTCTGCCTTACCACCTGTAAGTTGCTCTCATCAAGATAATGAGAGAGAGGTTGTAGAGCGTTTCTAAACTCTTCGGCACGGATAGTCAGCTCATAAATACCTTTTCCTACAGCACCAAGTGCTGCTCCCCATACACCGATTTTTCCAAAGAGTGAGAAAAGAGCAGAGAAATCACCTTTTAAAGCTCCACCAAGGACACTTTTAAATTTAGAGAAGATTCCACCTACTTTTTTTGTAGCATCTTCGGCAGACTTTGCAACCTCCTTGGTTTCCTCTTTTGTCTTTTTAGCTCCTTTAGCTGCATCTTCGTAAGAAGTACCAAGTTGTTTGAGCACTTCACGTCCTTCTGATATATGCTTATTTAACTCCTTTTGTTCTTCAAGGTTCTTTTTAGCATTTTCTGTATCGCCAGCACCTTTGTATGTAGCATATTCAGCTTTAAGCTGTTTAAGTTCCTGATAATCTAGCTTCAAAGCCTCCGTTACTCCTTCAATGGTTGCTTTCTCTCCATTAAAATATATATCAGAAGCATCCTTTGCCTCTTCAGTAGCCTGCTTTAAATTTTGGGTTGCATCAGTTTGCCCATTGATAGCTTGTTGAGCCTTAAAATGACTACTTTCAAGATTGTCAAGACTTTGATTTAAAGAAGATAACTCACTACGATACTCTTTAATATTATCAGTAGCCTCTTTTACACCTTCGTTATACGCTTTTTGTACTTCGGGTGTCGCAACTCCATTATTCGTATCTTGTGAGTTACCATAAGCATCTGAAAGCTCTTTTATTTTTTGCTTTTCTTCTTCAATTTTCTGTACAAGAGATTCACGTACAGCTAAGCCACTCTTCTTGCTATTGATATACTCCTCTTCATCAGAGCGACCCTCCGCAAGGCGTTTTGCTACCGCATCAATCGCTTCTGCTTCCATTTGAGTGGTATACACGTAGTCTTTCGCTGATTCTGTAAGATGCAATTTAGCTTGTGTATTCTGCTGTGTTTTCTCCGTTTCTTCAGCAATCTTGGTTGAGTTCTCTCCATGTGCTACAGATTCTGTTCCAACCGCTGCCGCCGCACCTACGTGAGCCGCCGCATTTGCACCAGTTGCTGCGGTTGATATAGAACGACCTGCATTCAACGTATCAATAGCAGCGTTAAGAGTACCAACATACTGCTGAGTACTACCGAATGTACCCAACATTGATGAATATTCGCCGTTAAGTTTCTCTACTAAGTTCTGCTGAGACTTTAACTGTTCGTTAATCTCATTCCATTTCTGTGAGCCTTCGGTTGTTTCCGATAATTTCTTTTTGAGTTTATCAACGGTTGCTTCTGCGGTCTGAGCCTCTGATGCAAGCTTCTTTAGTGCCTCTGGAGTATCTGTAAGCGATTTATTAATCTCTTCAATACCTTGCTTTAAAGCCTGCACTGATTGTTTCGTCTTTTCACTATCAGAAGCCGAACTCTGAGCAATATCATTTAATGCCTTAGTCATCTTTGAGCTAACTTCATCAGTCTTTACTCCAAGTGAATTAAGGTCATTTATCAACTTATCAAAAGACTGCTGAATATCGGAAATATCCATCTGTCCGCTGATTCCAAGTATTTCATCTGCTGCCATATTGTTTGCTTATTTATGTGATTATTACATCATGCCCATAAAGAAATCATTAGCAGAGATTGGCTCATCTATCTTATGATACTCTTTTTGCGGCTTCTTTTGCAGTCTGCTACCTTTTCTCGGTTCATCCTTGGTATTTGTATTAAAGGACGGAATCGAGCGGTTAAGCAGAATAATATTAAGGTATGAGCGATTAAATACGACCTCCTCGTAACTCATACGAAAGTACTTCATTACTTCTCCGATTGTTGCCCACGGGGAGTCGTTTTCGGCTCCGTCATTATCTTCGTGTGAGTCAGGAAAGTTATAGAGGTTAAGAAAAAATTTGCATTAAAAGAACCACTTATAAACTTCACAAGCTCATTGAATGCCATAATATCAAGGTGCTTGCGTATATATCGCCCCCATACCTTGCGTGCCCACTTCTTTCGAAAGGCGCACACGATAAAAATCTCGCTCATTAAACGAGCCGTCTCAGAGTGCTCAAACAAAAGAGGGATGATATTCATCATATCGCCTTCTTTCCATGTTGGTTCTTTGATAGAGTTACCGAATACACCCATTTCATAAATCTGCATAAAGGTAAGTGGCTTCACTTTAAAGCGAAACATACCAACCTTAATCTTTACAGATGCCTCGGAAAGCGTTTTTGCTACCTTTTCCTTATCTGATGTTTTCATATCAAAATATGTTTTATAACATAAAAAGCGGTGCGGCTTGGGAAAGTCCCCTTACCTCACCGCCTTTTGAAGTTTAATTTTTTATCGTATTAAAAATGAAAGTCTTAGACATCGCCAGCTGTAATATCCTTGGTAAGAATATTACGATGACCGCTCTTCTTGTCACCCTTTGCATCGAATACCGCCATCTGACGGAATTCAATGGTAAGATTAGGAAGTCCACTCTTACCGATAGAACCACTGCGAGTGATTGTAAGTTTCATCTTAGACCACTGGAAGGTACGAGAAGGAATATCATCCAAATCTTTTGTTACAATCTGTACAGCCTTAAAAATCTCGGTTTCTTTTGGAAGCTCATTCAACCAAGCATCCTTACCAGCAGAACCAGCATCCTTTGTATAACCAAGAAGCTTAATGAAGTTATCTTCCGAGAAATCGTATGTCTGCAAGGTAAAGCCCTTTGTTGCTGCTGATGTGGTCAGCACTGCGTAAGGGTCTTCTGAATCCTCAACCTCTACATCCGATGTCTGTGCTGCCTGGTCGTTAAAACTCAAGCTACCAGAAACGACAGCCTTAATTTTGTCGCTCCATGTTGTAGGATAGCCACCATTTTCGACACAATCGGCAAAACTGAAGCTTTCCAAGCCATATACACCATTCTTTGCCATAGTTTTATTCTTTTAAATTATTATACGTTACATTAAATTTCATATTGACGTAATAAGTGTTATCACTATCACGAGTTGGACGAGAGATAGAATAGAAATCAAAGTAGCAGCCACCAAGATAAGTACCGTCATCAAACAGAGAAAGAATCTTCTCCGAGTAATCAGAGAGTTTCTTTATGTTAGGTAGATTTGATAAGGTCTTAGGGCAATGAATATTCAAATTCACTACACCCTCATTAATAGCATCACAATACACAAAGGGAAGATGATTGATTGCGATATAATCACAAACCGCCAACTTCTCTGGTATCTCATATTTAAAGATACGACCTTTCTTTATGCCTATTCTCTCAATATTTTCATTGAGATACTTAAATAATGCCGTAACGGCTGTATCACCGAGTATCATATCTAACTATCGCTTTTAATCATTTCAGCTACTTCTTCAAAAATCTTCTTCATTTCGTCACGAAGGAAATACTTAGTAAGATGTAAGACATTGTAACCTTTATCCTCTACATATTTTCCGTAGTTCATGCCAGCCACAATGACGAGAGAGTACCCTTTGGGTGCTACCACACCTTCTTTCTGTGCATACTCATTAAGTGCAGCACTTACACCCTCCTGTCCTCCTTGCGCTTCTTCTTCCTTTGGAATCTTACCAACTGCCGAGGTAACGAGTTGTCCGTCAAGATAGAGAGCGAATGAAATTGAGTTTTTTAAATTTGCAGTTCGGTCTTTATAACCTTTGTTTTCTTTAGAGTAGGTGACCGCTTCTTCGGCAAGTTGCATCAAACGCATATTGAGGTAACTGATAATCTGCTGCCTCTTTTCGTTAAACCTTTTCTGTAAGGCTTCACGACCTTTGATTTGTAATTCAACCTTTGCCATATTGCCGCCTATTAGAGCCAAATTCTAAGGTAGCGTTTCTTTAAGGTTACGAAGCCTTTAATCTCCATTTCCTTATCAATCGTGCCATCTTTCTTGGTTATCCAAACCTTTTCGCCTTCCTTCGGTATGAGAGGGTATTTTGCTTTTGAGAGAGGAGCATAGATTTCGTGCGAATACACGTACTGCTGCCCGTCTACCAGAGTGATAATCTTCGCCTGTGAATTAGGCAAAATAACGCACTTTCCAAAGGTTTGCCATTCTCCTTCGGGCTGTTCGATAGGATTTCCGTCCTCATCAAAGCCATCTTGTGGAGCACCTTTTACTTTAAGTATATCTTCAAAGTTCATACGCTATCTATTTGATTACCATACCTTCACACTCTGAACCCAATAATCATCAGAAGTACTATCAATAACAAGGTCAGCATCCAATCCAGCATCCTTCGCAATAGATTTAATCATCTTATCAATGAGATTCTTGTCGTTCTTGTAACTCTGAGAGATACCGCCAATATTCTCACTTGATAATGGATTCATCTTGTAGAGGATACGCATAGCCGCATAGGCTACAGGTTTCTTTACCGCTACAGAGTATTCATCAGCCACGGATGCCGTGCTGTTGAATTTGTCAGCAGCATCAATAAACATCTTCTCCAAAGTCTCATCAGAGGTAGAGAAAGGCTGAATCTCGCTTGCTATGGCTTCTGAAATTGTCATGCTAATCTTGTTATGTTTCACTTATTAAATCAATATATTCATACCTGAGGGTCAGTGCATTAAGCACCAACCTTCAAGATATAGAAGTCTTCGATACCATCGAATACTGGTTGCATCCACATTTCGTTGGTAAGGTGATAACCCTTCTTATCTCTCCAATAACCGATAAGGTTGTTATCGTATGTAGAGTAAGAAACGCCATCAACTGGGTCGATAGCCTCCAAGCACTCTGCGCACTTAGGCACAGCCACCTTATCGGCACACATCGCAACAACTCGGTTATCTGGGATAAGGTTGTAAACGGTCTTGTCAGGCAGCTCAACAAACTTATCCTCATCAATCTGAATTGTTGGTAAGAGGATAGAGCGCAGATAGATATTCATCTGGTCAACGCTAATTATCGGTGCAGCAGGATTGATTGTAATCTCACCAAGGTTCAAGCGGAAGGTATCCTTGATCTCCTTTGCTTTACACATTGCGAAGAATGTGTTCTCAGACATACGAAGACGCAGAATCTTACGACCCTTCTTGCGAGCCTCGTCCTTCAAATTCTTGATATCCTCAATAGGAGTTGCGTTCACCTCACCCCAATTTGTGGTGGCAGAGAGCTGCTTAACACCCAAATCAAAGGTGTAAGATACGTTAGCCTTAGAGTTATTGGTACGTGATACAGTCTGAGTACCCTTGAACAATCCCTCGAAGTACAACATATCAATACGCTTATGAGGAGCGATAACCGCCAACTCAAAAGGTTTGAATGAGTACTTGATAAGTTCATCGTACTTAGCATTGAGCTGTGACTGTGTATAACCGCCACGTCCCGCCATATCATTATACTTACCCTCCAAGAGGTGCATCTGGTCGAGGTAATCGTTATCGAGCTCCCACTCATCGGCGATACGACCGATAGAGCCAGTAAGCTGACCCCAATCAGGCATGGTATGCAATGGACGCTCTGCGTTCTTAGCGACAACAGAACCAACCATAGCAGCAGCATAGGTAGCCATATTTGCCTGATATACCTTTGCAGCGCAATACTCGACAGTCTTCAACTCGTTCTTCCACTCAGCCTTGTAGGTGGAAGTCTTCATGTATTCGTCAATGTAGGTCTGAAAAGACTTTGGGTCTTGCAGACTTTTCAAAATACTATTCATAATCTATAATCTCCACTTTTAAAGGTTACTGAATCTTAAACAAAGCGATACCAACAGCATTGATACCCAACTTAATATCCTCATTGATAGGATAAGGGAGTGAATCTTCCTCTACCTCCATTACCTGTAAGGTAGGAGTAGCTGCGATAGAAGATTCTTGGTCTCTTACATCGAGAGTATCGTATGAGAAGCCAAGAAGTACGTCCTTGGTCTTATCGTAATCCGATACAATCGCATTTGCGGCAACTTCGTTAGCGAGTTCTGATACAGTTAATGTATCTACGCCATTGGAAGAAGTAATTGCCGAAATGGTCGCACCAGCAATCTTATCATTAACCTGGAACAAAGAACCACTAGCAATCTTTAAGGTTGTAGCAGCCTTGGCTGCTTTTTCTGTGACCTTTGCAGTCTTTACAACCTGTGCCTTACCACCAGGTACAAGTCTGAGAACTGTACCCTTCGCAACAAATTTTAAAGTAGCTGGAAGGTTGGTGCGGTCGAGGTCATAACCACCCTGTCGGCGAAGGCACTGCTCTTCAAGCCAAAGTGCTTCCTTGATATCCTCTGGCTTGGTTCTATGCAAAAAATAGCCTCTGTTTGACATAATTTTCTTCTTTTAAAGAGTTTAACATAATTCATTGATAATGCCTTACTCCTTTGGAGCATTACGCTCCGAGAAGCCTTGCATTCTTTTAATGAAATCATTCTGCTCGTCTTCGGGAGAGGTTGCCTTGGGTGCTTCAACAAAATTGCCGTTTGCTACAAGTGACTGCTTTAATGCTGTCCAATCATCGGCACATTGCTGTGCGAGAGTTTCAAGATTCTCTTCCTTGTCGAGCTGATAACGTGAACGGAACTGCTGCGGAACGTCCTTCAATTTTTCGCTCTTACCGAAAAGGTCATCAAGACGTGCTCTTTCTTCCTTTTCCTTGTATGGAGCAATGGCGGCGGCTACAGCTTCGCTAACTGCTTTCTGGGTACTTTTGGTAGCCTCGGCAATCATCTGCTGAACCTGCTCTTGTGTAAGCCCTGTTGGAGGTACTGGAGGGGTAGGAGGAACTGTTGGAGTAGGCTTATGGTTAGGGTCAATCCATCCATCGAATTTCTTCGTTGTTTCACTGACCGCACGATTGAATGATGATTGCATCATACCAACATAAGGTTCAACTGCCGTGATAGCACTCGTTACATCCTCGTCCTTTGACTCATCTGTTAGACCACGACTTGCAACAATCAGGTCAACCAGCTTTGAAAGTTCATCCTTCTTCAAACCATACTTTGCAAATGATGTTTTGGCAGAAGTAAGCACTTTTTCTTTTATTGTCATAGTAATTCTGTTTTAAACGTTAATAAATAATTTCCGATTGCAAAATTACCATTTCTATTAATAAAATAATAATAAATAATAGAAGCTGTGTAAACAAATGCTATTTTTGGCGATTTTCTTGCGGTGTAAGCGGCTTTCTTTTAGTTTATGTATAGTTATTAAGAAACAAAAATAAAAGGCAAGATAGCCAATATTCTTGGTTACTTTGCCTTGCGTAGTATCAAATCTATCTTTGCCTTAACCTTCTTCGGATTCCTTTCTATATAAATCGGAATCTACACATAGCATCATAAACCTTCTTCGGAATTTTATCCTTATATTTTTCTGCAAGGCTCTTTATATATTCCTCTTTATGGGATTTATATACATTAAATGCTTCTTTTTCTGTATTAAAAGTACCTAAATCGTATCTTTTTGAGTTTATATTGATGTATGCTTTAAATTTTCTTCCGTAACATATAACACCTGGAGCGTATTTCTTTGCAATATTCCGCTTTCGCCTTTCATAAGCTCTATTTATCTCTACAGGGATAAAAGCGCAGTTTTCAGGCGAATACACTTTATTCCCTGATTTTAATACATCTTTATCTAAAACATATCCATCAACATAATTCTCATCAAACCATTTCTTAAAAGCACTAAACTGTTTCCATTCTTCACAAACACGACATCCAATATAGGCAGGCTCTCTTTTAAGGTAGCCTTTATCATAGCATCTAATAAGCATACTTACCCATATAGCATAAGACCTTATGTAAACGCCTTTATGTCTTACAGTGCCTCTATAATCATTTATACCAACGCCATATATTGGCTTATAGTTCTGTTCCTTTGCACATAAAGGACACCCTTTTCCTTGCAAATGAATATTTGCCCATTGCGTAAATACACCATGTATAGGACAGCATATATCTATCTTATGTCTATTATTTATATAGACAGTATTCGTGTAGTCATATTTATCCCCGTGTACCTCGTGAGCTCTTTTGAGAAAAATTTCTCTTGTTAGTAACTTTCCCATTTTTTGCTTTGCTTATTAATTGTTCTATTTTCTTAATATCTCTTGCATCTTTGTTTGTGATATTAAATAAACTATATCCAAGTCGCCTTATACCTTGGCTTCGATTTTTATCCTTTCTTCTCTGTTTATCTGTAAAATGATAACCACCATTTATCTCTATAACCAACTTTATCTCTGGCAGGTATATATCAGCGAAGTATAGCTTTCTGCCCGTGACGATTGGTTGTTGCGGTATAACCTTATATCCCAACTGAGCGCATATTTTCGCCGCCGCCTTCTCCGCATCGGTTGTATGCGAAAGAAGGTCGCAGCGAATTTGTCTGATTAAAGCCTTCGAGTATTTCATTTGCTCTTCTTTATCATATCAATCTCATCTTGTAGATAGAAGATAGCTTTGCTCAAATCCTGCACTCTCTGTTCACGCTCGGAAAGATTCATTTCCTTCTTTCCTTTGCGTAAAAGATACTTTACTGCCGAGCCACAATTAAAATCAAGATGTCGGCAAATATCAATCGGCTCTATGCCGCAGAGTTCCTTCAACCAAGCATAATGGTTAGGGTGATTAACCATTTCTTCCTTTTCCTCTGTGACGATAGTGCCGTTTTTTGCAATCTCTTCAAACTGAATAGGGATATTCTTTTTATATGGAATATTGTATTCGTCTGCTATAATATTGCATTCAACAATAGATTTATCTACCTTGATAACTTTCAATCTGAGAGGGCACACATTGATAAGCGCATATTTACTTTCCTCAATATTGTAAACATAGATTTTATTGTTGTTACCTATAACAATCACCTGATTTGGTTCTATAGGCAAGGTAAATACCAGCCCTTGACGTATCTTCATTGATTCTATCATAATTCTTACTTTTTAAAAGGTTTATTAACTGCTGATTCTTTTAATAATGGATGCATACATCTTACAACCCTTGCTTCTGTATTGTTTTTCTTCTGATACTCACAAAGATTGCATTCGATAGCACCAACCTTATGCAGAGCGTGCGTATATCGCCCACGCTCACCAAAAGGGCAATCTGTTGCATATTCAATACCGCCGTGAATAAACTCACGTACCTCATATTTAACTGCCGTATTCGGCTTCTTTTCTTTCTTTTGGTATAACATATTATCTTATCTCAATTTTGATTTTATAAATCGATTTCTGCTTCAAATTTTCCGTACCATCAAGCAAAAGATGAGCAATGATATCATCTACGGATTCGCTGATAGCTCTCTTCGTATATTCGTAATAATTGCCGTCTTCTTTTTCTTGATAGACGTTTACACAGCCAGAGCTATCATCTGTGACAATAACCCCATTATCGGCGAACTCTAGCTTAAAATTAAGTTTTTCCATATAATTATTTTTTTTGTTCCATAAAATGCTTCTGTTGTATTAACATCATTCTTGTAATCAGATTCTGCATCTTTTCGATAATAAACTTCGGGGTCTCCGAAGTTCTGATAAAGAAAGGATGCTTTCCTCTCTTATGCCTATTGAAGAACAATGTATCGTCTTCACCCTCTATCTTAACAGCAATCATGTACTGACCGATGAAGAGGTGGGCATTTCCCTCTTTTCTCTTTCGAGGTGTGGTGTACTTGATGTCGTTTTCGTCTAAGAAAGACATCAGCTTCTTTAATTTCGTTTCATTTTTCATCTTGCATATCTCCTATAGTTTAGTTATCACTTAACATTTTCTCAACTTCATCATCGTATTCGTTTCTTTTGTACCAAGTAGTGAGTTCAAAGATTACTTCCGCATCCTTTCTAAAGCTTTTGTATAAGCTCAGATATTTTTTCTTTGTTTGTGCGTTAGCCTTTCTCGCCTCGTTAAAAAAGGCAAAGTAATTTTTAAAATATTCCGAGTGTATTGTGATAATATCGGCATTCTTGCATTTCTGCATCATAAACGGTATCGCTTCTACGATAACGACTGCCTTTGAAGCACAATAGATATGATTCTTTTCATTTGCTACAACTTCTCCGTTCCTTATGATGATAACTGAAAATTTTCCTGTTGCGAACTTATCTTCATAATCACAACTTACGTAGCACTCATATCCAACAAGTTCTTTTGCTGGTGTGAGGTAAGTATCGAGCCAATTTTTCTTTTTCTCCATTTTGTATCTCCTGTGTTATTATATAATCGGGTGGGGGCGTATGTGCGCCCGTTAGTTAATTATTTCTTGGGGCTGTCGCCCCCTATAAGGGAATAAATTAAATTAAAGCCCTCATCCCTTATTTTATTATTTTTGATTTTACATAAACTACATTTTTGCCTCCTTTCTTCTCATACCATGACGAGATATTGATATAGCATCGTCCATCTGCATACGATAAATATTCGATTCAATGGAAAATGCACTTCTATTTTTTGCGCTTATAACTATTATAGAACCTTCAAAATCCGTAATAGCCATATTATTGGTACATACCTTTGCATCGCACCTTACTTCCTTGATTCTTGTGCGCTTATTGATGATACCCTTGTTTACAAGCTGATTTGTAACTTTGAATGCTTGATACATCGTACCATAGATAACATCCTTAATTCTGTCATAAGATAAACCTTTGTTATCGCTGAACTTCTTCCTCAACATACGACTTTCACGTTTGAGAGCCTTGCGAATAGTCTTCGCATTTCCCCCATTCGTCCCCTTATTGTGCGTATTGATTACGTCCTCTTGCATTCTAACTTGGTTCTCCATGACAATCCTTCTCAAAAGGTTTTTGAGGGCTGGAAATGTCATCTTCGTCAAATCATCCTTGCGAAGCTTATAACTATATCCATTATTTGAATGTATGCTACGTGCAATAAATCTCTTCTTTCCATTTTTCTCTTCAAAACGGAAATACCCTATCTTGCAACCATATTCAAGCAGTCTCTTCAATTTATTATTGTCAATATGCAATAATTTAGCGCAATGATTGTATGACACAAGATTAAGGTCTGATGAGCGGAATAAGAGCTTTATTTTAAGAAGCAAGCAGAAGGCATCCAAGCGATTCTTATCGCTCAGAGCAAACTTAGCTTCCTGTATTCCTATTCTTATTCTTTTCATCATTATATATATATTAATGTAAAAACCAAACAGATGAAAGGTGCTAGCAATCATTCCGTTTGGTTTGTATATCGAACCCTTTCACTTGTGTTGATTGGGCATATATGATTCTTTTCTTTGCTTGGAAACTAGCACTTTCCTTTTACGCCGCAAAATTATAAAAAAAAAATGAGATATTCGCTTAAAATCTATTAAAAAACTAATAGTAAGTATTAATAAATTAAAAATAACTATTAATAAATTTGGCAGTCTGAGATAAAGTTATTAATTTTGCGGTATCAAAGTTAATAAAATAGCTTTTGATACATATAATTAATGTAGAAATTATTAATAAATTAAAAAATAGAAGATACGACAATGAAAACAGAGATTTTAAGCAAGCAGGTCTTAGACTACATCATCAATGATGTTGAGACAACCATTCATCGCTTGGGCATCAATGCTCAGCTTTCTATAAATGTTGAAAAAGATTATAGAGGCAACGAGTATGAAAAGTTGGTGAGCACATCGTTTCAGACAATGCCAATGCTCTTTAAAGAGATTCACTTGGAAGGCAATATTGCAATAAGAGATAAGGTTGACGCACCTGATAATTTCTTGGAGATTCACATTAATCTCGATTATTATTATCATACATTTGATAATGGTAGCAACGGGCATACTTTAGGCAGAATTGTCTTCGAGGTTGATAAGCGAACCAATGAGAAGATGAAGGAGAGTGGTAAGGAGAGCAATTATATTTCAATGATTGTACGCAAGGTTCAGTCACTCGAAATCTAAGAAAGGTAACGGCAGGGCTAACCACCCTGCTACTAATATAGGAGATACGAAAAATGAAAAAAGAAAAAGAAATGATGAATCCATGTAATTGGAGAATCGAAGATGTAAAAGATGCGGTACAAGCAGCAATGCTCGCCGCTAGTGGAATTATTTTAGCGTATGCTGTTATCTGGCTCGCTTACTAAAAAAGGAGGTAATATGGAGATAGTAACGACATTAGTTAAATTCCGTTATCGCAAGGATAAAATGATGGAGCAGTCAAAGAATGCTCAGATTTTTCTCTTTGAAGGCAAAGAAGGTAAGACAAAGGTATTCGTACCTAAGTCTAAACTAATTATCAAGGATGATGCCTTAGATTGCAACTATAATCTTTGCATCATACCTAAATGGGTATTCCTCAACACAAAGAACCTTTCGCAGAATGTTGAATTTGTAGGAGAAACGCAACACATGGAAGTTCTCAATGATATTGAAGATTAATAGTATATATAGTAATAATTATTTTGTTTAACGTATTAAAAATAGGAGATACAACAATGAACACAATGGCAATGAATTTGATGGCACAGCCAAGAGTAGCAGATGTAGCGGTTGCAAAGCAGCCAGAGTTAAAGAGTGATAATATGAATCAGTTCTTGGATTTTGAGATATCCAAGGTACAGATTCTAACAATCGACCAGCTTGAACGCACCGAGAAAGAGAATGATGTGTACGGAAAGCCTTTGAAAGGCATCTATCATTATGACCTCATTCATAAGGTGGAAGACTTGTGCGAGAAGCACGGTTATAAGGCTGAGATTTACGACCTCTTTGCGGCGAATAACAAAGACCGCAATACTCCAGGTGTTACCCGTTTGCCTGAGAAGGAAGCTTTGATGGGTGATAGAGCTGTAGAGGCTCATATCCTTCGCCGAGTATTCTGTAATATTCGCTTGCGTGATTTTGATAAAGGTGAGGGCAATGATAAGATTACAACCAATATGGCGGTATCATTCCATCAGAAGGGTATTCAGTTAGGTATTGGTAGAAACGTAATTATATGCCATAATCAGTGCTTGCTAAATGCCGAGCATTATGGTGCTACCTACTCAGACATCAATAGCAGAAGAGGAGCTTTCAAGCTCGATGAGCTTCTTCAATGTGCTGATGCTTGGCTCGCTAATCTAAGAGGCATCATTGATGCCAATGATGAAATGATTGAGCGTATGAAGAATCGTGAGATTAAGGCACAGGAGATGTTTACCATCATCGGTATGCTGACCTCGCTCCGTGTTGCTGCTGAAACGAAATACAAAGGCATTCGCAATCTTCAAGTCATTCCTCTTAATCAGGCACAGATTGGTCGCTTGACTGAAAGAATGATGATTGCCTACTACGAGTGCAATATGGTTACCGCTTGGGATTTGTACAATGCGGCTACCGATATGTATAAGTCAACTCAGCTCGACCAGCCAATGATTCTTTCACAGAACTTGGCAATGAGTAGCTTCATTCAGATTATATTGATTCCAAACGCATAACTACATATAAGATTGAATATAGAAAAGTCGATAACAAGAGCCTTTAAGCCACCGTGAGGTGTCGGCTCTTTTTTCTTGGAAGAGTTAATTTAGGTTCTGATATATCTTACCGTGAGGTAATTAGTTATGTCAATTATTAGTTAGATAGATATTAATTATGGTTATTGTTTTTTGCCCTACGGCGGTAGGGCTTTTTATCCCAAGGAAAACCAATCGCACGGGTGTGCGTGGGCTGTATGGTAGTGATACCGATATTCTTATCATACCCTAAAGGAAAGAGGTGAATATATATAAGTTCATTTATTCTACTGTGTTAAAGAATATATGCGAAGATACTCCGTAATAAGCAGCTCTTAATAAGCGGAGGTTGGCGAGGGTTCGATTCCCTCTCTTGGGGCTATGTTTTTTAAATATATACAATATGACAGATTTTAACGGAAAATTAAACTTGCTGAAGCTCAAAAGAGCTGGCGTTATGCAAATACCAGGACGAACCGAAGTGCTTCGCTGCTTGGTTATCCCTATTGAAGAGAATAATATCTTCATCAGTACGGATGAGAATAACCGCCCGAAGGCTGCTTATCTCGACCTTACCGCTTGGGAGTTGAAGAACCCTAAGTACGAGGAAACCCACATGATTAAGCAGTCGTTATCTAAGGAGATTCGTGAGAAGATGACAGATGAGGAGAAGAAGGCGATGCCTATTCTCGGTGGTTTGAAACCTGCAAACTTTGAAGCTCAGAATGGAGCATCTACTTGCGATGCTCCTTTTGCACAAGCGCAGGATTTGAGTGATTTGCCCTTTTAGCATAAGGGCTTTCTTAGATATAGGATTTAAGTTAGTTTTAGATTATTAGAAACATGAGAAGTAGACAAAGTAATTGGTTTGAGGTAGGAATCCGCTACCAGAAGACCCAAGAAGATGGTTCAGAGAAATCTGTGACCGAAAAGTATGCGATTGATGCCTTATCCTTCACGGAAGATGAGAGCGCAATCACGGAGGAAATGGCTGCTTATATTAGCGGCGAGTTTAAGGTTAAGTCAATGCAAGAGGCTTCGTACAGAGAGGTGTTCTTTTCTGATAAGGATGATGATGATTGCTGGTATAAAGCAAAACTGCAATTCATTTCCTATGACGATAAGACCAATAAGGAGAAGCGCAGTAACGTGACTTACCTCGTGCAAGCAAAGTCTATGCACCGAGCAATCAGTAACATTGATGAGGTAATGGGCAAGACGCTTATCGTTTACGAAATCATCGGTCTCAGCAAAACTAATGTCTACGATGTATTCGAGCATAAAACAAAGGAGGAGAAGGAACAGAAGTCTAACGAGGAAAAGAAGGAGGAGTAAATTATGGCAAGACCTAAGAAAAATGGCGTAGAACAGCCTTTGAATTTGGATGGCAATAATATGCCTATGGAGAATGAAAACGCTCAGCAGAGCCAAGAAAATGCGGCTCAGCAGCAAAGTGAGGGGCAAGTTGAGGAGAATGAGAAGAAAGATGAACTTCCTTTTGAGATTGAGGATGGAGTTCCTTCCCCTATTGACAATAATGGTTCGTTCATCATCTACGCTCCTACTGATATCGAATCCCGTAAAGGTCGAATCCCTGTAAATATGGGTATTACTCTCAGAGAGGGTTATCGTGGCTTGATTGTTCCAATCACAGCCAATGCAATTTATGGTCTTCCTACTGAATCAGATTATCGCTTACAGCATTCCGATGTGATTTCCACACAGGTAGGGGAGGAGGAAGAGGTAAGGCTCGTACTCTCAATCAATGACGAGACAATGATACAGGAGCAGACAAACTTCGGTTCACGCTCCCGTAATCTCATTATCCCGAAGGGTTCTCCGCTTGCCGTTCTTTTGATTTTTAAGCTGTGAAATATATAATTGCGGATGGAGGTCTATTTTATAATGGTATCTCCTTCCGCTCTATTAAGTAAACTATGACAGAAGTTGAACGTAAAATGCGCAGAAGCAAATACGGCAAGACCTACTGTCAGAAGCATCGTGAAGCTTGCATCGAAAGAGCCAAAGCTTGGTACAATGCTCATAAAGAACATCGTAGGCTGTATATGCTTGCGTATAATGGTAAATAGTATTTTTATATGGATGAGTTGGATAAAATTAAAGAGTTGAATACTCAATATAAGCTGTTGCGAAATAACGGAATGGTGGTAAAAGTAGACCTCGTAACCAATGTGGGAACTTATGTAGTAAAGAACCCTAACATTATTAGCAAGGTGCTTGACTTGCTTATCCGTGAATCGCAGAAGCAGATAGAAAGTGAGGTGAATACATGATAGGATTGAATGATAGACCAACAAGAGCAAAAAGGGTTGTTGTGGTTCAGTTAAAAGACAAAAAGCCTGAACCTTTCCTTACTTGCCCAGAGATTTATTTAAAGTATGATAAAGAGAAGATTGGCATCTGTCTTAATGCTTTATGGAATGCCCTTGCTAAAGATGGTTGCTACGAGAATAAGAAATGCAAAATCTTTTATCAGAATATAGAACAATTAAAAACATTGGCATGGGAGTAAGTAATAAAGGGTGTTGTGTGCTGAAATATCCTCATTCTATAGATGATGGATTGTTAGCTCTGTACGCACAGGGGCTTACCATACCCGAAATCAGCAAAAAGGTAGGCATACCTTATGAAACAGTACGGCGGCGACTAAAGGAGAATGGAGCTAAACCTGCATCACCACGATTTATCGCTAAGTATGGTGAAATCCGTTATTCAGGGCATTGTCGCCACTGGAGCGAGGAGGAGGAACGGAAATTTATTAGATTATTTCCCTTTCGTACAAATAAAGAAATTGCTGAAATCTTCTGTTGTAAAATCAAAACAGTTAAGAATAAGGCTATGTCTCTTGGGTTAAGAAAAGATGCCGTATGGTTGCATGAGTATAGATTGTCTTCTATGAAGATAGCTACCATTATATCCAAATCAAGCTCTAAGAAGTTTAGGTTTGGGAAAGGAAATACAATCGGGCATAGATTCAAAAAAGGATTTAGATACGATAAAGAATTTTGGGAGAAATACAGACGGGGTGAAGTAGCTTTGCCTTGATTACATTTTCTCGGAATATAAAATGAATAAGCTATGAAATTTAATAAAGAACTACCGAAAGATTTGCAAGTAAAGACAATTCTACAAAACTTCGATAACAAGCAAGCTGAATGCGATGCTCTCAAAAAGGAGAACGAAGAATTGAAAAAGAAGTTAGAGCAAAAGGATATTCTGTATCGTAATATGCTTAATCGCTTTAGTAATATGAGTACTCAGATAAATATTGACTATAAGGAAAGGTACGAACAGCTCAAAGCAGATAAAGCTGAGAGCGGTAAACGATATAGCAGAATACTTATGGATTTAACCAAAGCTAACGGAATGCTTGAATCTATCAAAGCTATTATGAATAGTGCAAACGAAAAGATAGAGGTCTTTTGCTCCGATAATAAAGCAGAACTGAATGACGACAAACCTGTCTTTGATACAAAAAGCGATAACGATTCATCTTTCTCTAATACTCAATGTAAGAAGTTCGTTAGCTATGTTAAGGAGGTTGTTGCCAATTTCAAAGAAACGGGCTCTCTTAGAGGTATCTCTACAATCGCAAGAGAGTATGGGGTTAGCTCTCTATCTAAGGAGCAGTTCTTCCGCTATGGATTGAATAATGAGGTCGTAACTGATGAGTATATCATTAGTGTATATGAAAAGGCTAAAAAACATTTATAACTATGACAGATATAACTATTAAACAGAATAATAATGGCTGCTTCGAGGTCTTTCAAGGCAATAAAAGTAGCGGTGAACTTGGTTTTGACGAGATGTTAGGACTGATAACGTCTCTTACTATGTCTGAACGCCGTCCTTGCTTGCAATGAATGAAGACCAAGGAGCAGCGTGATGCCGAAGAAATCGTTATCACTCAGATAGCGAAATATCCTATATTTGAAAATGCTAAAAAGAAGAATAAGAATGGAAAAAACAAAGTACAATAATGACGTTCCTTATGAGAGAGTTGTATTGCGAGTACTACAAAATTACTCACAGATGCAAATCAAACTTTATCGCCTACAGAATAAGGTGAAAGAGCAGAGTGATAAACTTGTGTTCTGTAATAACGTTATCAATCAATTCAGAAAGGCTATCAAAGAATTGAATAATGATGATTATAAGAAGGTCGTTGCCGAGCGTGATGAGCTTCTCAGAAAGAACAAAGAACTTTCTCGTCAGTTGAAGATTTACGAAGGTATGCGTAAGTACTTCGATAGCGAGGTATCAAAATTAGAAACTGATAAATAATATATCAATATGATGAAGATTTTATCTTGGTGCGGTTCTCATACTGAGCTGCTGTGTGCATTTTTTCTGATGGGATGCTGTCTAGGTAGTGCGGTGAAGGATGATTGGTCTGCGGCGATATTATTTTTGCCGTTTATCGTTATGTGGATATATGTCTATCGCTTACAGAAGTTTATCTGTCGTCTTATCAAAAAGAACGAAGAGTTGAAAGAAATCAATAAGCAGCTTGAAAAGGCTTATGAGGAAAAGACTTTGTTATGTAACAGACTTGATGATATAAGAACTCTTTTTGATTACAGATACCGCTTAGCAAAGAACGATGTTAATTTATGCAAAAAGAAGATTAGCTGCGGTGATTATCTTTCAAGCAGAAGGCACTATGAAGAAATGATAGAGTTTTATGTTAAGAAGATTTATGGAAATTATATGCAATAATGAAGTACGATGAGTTTTTAAAGAAGGAGAGCCAGAAGAAAGGCAGAAGTAAACCACGGCATATTGAATCACTGATTCAGATTCAGATGGTGAAGTGGTTTCGCTTGCAATATCCTCGCTACATCATTGCCGCCATCCCTAACGGAGGACAACGAAGTGCGCTTGAAGCGAAGATTATGAAGGGTGAGGGCGTTTTGGCTGGCTTCTCCGACCTTATTATTATAGCAAGAGAAAATGTCCTATTTATTGAAGTTAAAACTAAGGACGGAAATCAATCTGATTTGCAAGCCAAATTTCAGTCTGACGTTGAGCGATTAGGCTTTCAGTACAGCATTTGCCGCTCCTTGGATGAGTTTATCTTAACCATCGAAAAATGGTTAAAAGATAAGTTTTCTGTGTAAAAATATCGGATTTCTTTGGGTTTGTATTAATAACTATTAAAATATTAATAAAAACACCGAAAAAATTTGGTGATTTCAAAAGAAATTATTAATTTTGCGGTGTAAATAATTAATATTTAGGTTTAACAATTAAATTATAGGAGATACAACAATGATTACAATTATCAATAAATACACAGGCGAGGTTATCACTAAGTACTCAGGTGCTTTGGTAGGTGAATCTACAGAGGATTCTTTTATCGCCAACGCAAAGGGGTCGGGTACGTTTAGAGGACGTTGGAATGCAATCGTAGAGGTATTCATTCCTCTGAAAGGCTTGAATGCAACACAATGCCTTCTTAAAGATTTATACGCAGTGAAGGAATGTATGAAGAAGAAATAATTAACGTTTAAATATAGGAGATACAATTATGGCAGTGGCAGTTAGTACAAAAGGTATTGAAAATCTTGTAAAGCAGATTAATGCTGCTTATGGTAAGGTAATAGTCACAGCTGAGTTACATTCAGACGGGTGGCTCATCCTCGTAGGTGAGAATCCTATCAAAAATATAGGAAATGCTAGCGAGGCAGTTCGTTACCTTGAAGGTGTGAAGCACGGCATTGAATTAATGAAAGAAGGACTTTAGTTATTAATCGGGCAGCTTAACGGCTGCCCATAAAAATAGGAGATACAATACAATGGGAAATGTGGTAAAATTTGGTTTGTGTAGCAATGAAAATGTAAGAAAAGAAGTAGCCAATCACCCAGATTACAAGGTTCATTGGTTGGCTGGCTTCGCTTGGAAAGGTGCTTGCGGTGGCAGAGAGCTCAAACGTGAGGGTATGCGCAAGATTTGGCGACCTGGCGGTTCGTTTATGGGGACTTTCGATGATGAGCTGAATAAATGCTTGAATTGGGCTTGCGCTCAGGATATGGAGATAGACCACGATAAGAAGACAATCTTCATCAATGGTTTTAGTGAAAACGACATGTATTAAAACGTAGGCTTATGTTCGTGGAATTTAAGAATTTAAACGTAGCATTCAGAAGAGAGTTCCCTTTAGCTATCGTGTACCTTAATAAGTGCGATGGTGAACGTTTTTTGAGGGAGCAGGGGATAGCGAAATCTGGCTCTTTTAGCAGCTTCATTCCGCTTATTGCAATCGTTGATAACGTACCACAAAAAGCGAGCTGTGAGATTATTTTTACTAATTATCGCATTCTTAATAAGGAAGAAGAGAAAGATGCCTTAGATACTCTTAAAAGAAGCAATCTTACTATCAATGATAAAGGGTTTATTTCCTTCCTTGATTATAAGCAGATTTGCTTTGAGGTAGATGGAAATATTCTTCCTTATGATGATTTCTGTAAGTATGAATTGCCAGAGGGGCAGGTGTTCAAAATGGTCTTTGATAATGGTTATTCTTATTACGGCTCAGAGCCTTTTAAAGGTGATGCCAAGAAATATGCCGACACAGCTATCAAGGTTGCCGAGAAACTAGGGTATCTTTGGTTCAGTTGGACTATGGGATTCAGACTTAACAATCTTCTCAACGTAGATGTGGTTTACGGCAAAGACGAAAGCTATTCAGTAGTATTTAACACATAATGACTATGGAAGAGATTAAAGAAAAGAAGTTTATCATAGAAGCAAAGGGCGAAGTGCCCTTTGCTCAGCGCACGGGGGATGGTTACGAGTTATTCAATAACGAACGAACAATGAAGTTCTGTGCGAGAAGGCAACAGATACGGAATAATGAAACGGGTGAACAGAAATCTTGCTTTGCCGTTTTCTGCTTCGTTAAAGAGGATGATGGATGGGTGCAAGGTGATAACTATCATCAGACGGAAACCATCACCTCTTTTGTTAAGGATTTGAATATCTCTCCTTACTTCACAAAGGCTGTAGAAGAATATCGTAAACAGATGGATATTACAGAAGAATGGAAGGTTGAAAAATGGGAACAGGAGAAATATTAATCGTTATAGGCGCAATAGTTATCGCATTCAGCAGCATTACCGCTGTTGGGGCGATAAGCGGAAAGATAGAAGGTGTAGTAACTATACAAGAGAAATTCTTTGTTACTATATTCTTATTCATCTTACTCATAATGGGTTGGGTGTTATTGTATAACGGAATATCAATAATTAATCTGTAATAAAATGGAAAAGAGATTAAGCTTAGAAGATAAAGCTAAAATAGCTAACGGCAATGAACGTCATTGTAGGAAATGCAATCATCGTGTTTGCCCAGATGGTTTGCTTAAAGTATGTTCGGAGGCTTTTATTCGAGGGTACAAGAAAGGCTATAAACAAAATCAGAAAGAACAGAAAGAACGTATTGATAAGATACTCCACCCTGTTACTGAGCCTTGTGGCAGTAATGCTATCTTTGTCTTTTTCAGAGACGTAAGAAGTGGTGAGTTACAACCTTATATTGAGGACATGAGAATGCCTGATGCAAAACGTTACCAAGATATAGGTTCAATAAAGTTTTCGCCAGAAAAAGACGAGCCGCAGAAACTACAGATTGCATGGTGTTATCCAAAGGATTTGGTTGAGCTTCTTGGATACGACAAGAAGTATGCCGATTTTGAGCGTATAGCTCTTTCTGAAGGCGCATTCTCTTATCCTCGTGAAGAATATGAGGAAAATCTTCAAAAGTACTCTGCTTTGCGCCATGAATACAAAAATTATTATCGTTATCGGAAATTAAAAAAATAGCTTTATTATGGATAAAAAGGATATTGGTCTAACAGTCACACTTGAACTCGGTGGCGACCTTTGCGGTATGACCATAAAGGATAAAAATGATAAAGTGGTACAGTTCGAGGATTTGGCACGTAGTGAGCAAATTAAGATTCTCAACTGCCTTAGTCAGAATTACTACTGCCTTGTGCGGTTCTTGAAAGAAAAGGAGGGGTAGATTATGGAAACACCTATTTTATTAGGCAATCACAATGATTGCAAGATAGATAAAGGAAGATATGTAGAAACTGATGTTTCGGGCTATAAAGCCGTTATCTATGTGCCGAGCGGTATTGATAACGAGCAGATTCAGAAAGCCCTTGATTACGCTTATTCTACACTTTGTCAAAGCTGCTATATGGAGTTTATCTTGGCAGATAACTTCCTTCTTATTTCTAAGGAGGTCTTTGACAAGAAGAAGGTGTTTAAGTTCAATCTTAAAAAGCATTTTACAGATTGCCAGAAATCCGTCCGTGACACTATGAAGTTGTATGAGCGACACATGGATGAGGATTACTATAATGAGTATTCTACTTATCTGTGGGATTTGATTAAGGATAAGGTTGAGAAGTTGCGAAAGATGATTGAAGATAAGCTTCGCAATCTTAAATGCAGGTATAATCCTTATCTATGTTCTTATGCTATCACCATTCAGAACCTCGTACAGCAGATTAATGATACTCATAAGCACGTCATGGAGATTACTGTAAGGGAGTATGGGGTTGATATTGCCCCAAGCTACGAGAATCATCGTGCTAAAATGGCATTCACACAAGCGGATAACTGCTTATACGACATCATGCACGATGAAGCCGAAAAGTTCCGTGATAATATCGTCAAAGATAAGAGGGCTCTCGCCGTATGGTCTGATATAACAAGAACTATCTACAATCCTATCAACGCAAAGAAGGCTCGTCTTTCGGCTTTTTACAGTATGTCCGAAGAAACGCAAGCTCTCTATAATTTGCGTAAGGAGGATGGCTTCTGCGAACTCAAGGATGGTGCAAAAAGATTCAGAAAGGAGGGTTGATATATGTGTGAGATAACTATAAAGGGACACGTAAGCACTATAGAGGCTCTAAAGTATATATTGAAGTTTAATATCATCATCCTTCGCAATGGGTGGCGATTATTGAATGGACTGGTTCATAAATACCCTTGGGTATTTATTGTCGCCACGATAATCATTTCTGTGCTTATCAGTTTGGTTCAGATTGGTAACGCAAGGGCTGAACGTGATTCGTACAATCAGAAGAACGTACACCTTTCACAGAAACTTGCTTCTTACGAGGCAATGAAAAGATAGAAGTTGTATCTCTTCGGGGGTGACTGCTTCGGCGGTCGCTCCCGATTCTAAAAGAAATTGAAGAATATGGAAGAAATAATAAAGATTACAGAGAAAGATGGTAAAAGAGCCGTAAATGCAAGAGAATTGCATCATTTTTTAGAGAGTAAGCAAGATTTCTCTAACTGGATTAAGAATCGTATTGAAAAATATGGATTCGTTGAAAATCAAGATTTTGAGGTTTACAATAAAATTATTGAAAACCCACAAGGTGGCAGACCAACTATTGAGTATGCCCTTTCCGTAGATATGGCAAAAGAGCTTTCAATGGTTGAGAATAATGAGAAAGGTCGCTTGGCTCGCAAGTACTTCATCGAGTGCGAAAAGATAGCAAGAGAAGCGGTTATGGCTTCTTATCAGATAGAAGACCCATTAAGCGTGCCGAACGTTGGATTGAAGAGCAGAAGGAAAAGAAGGCACTCGAAGCAAAGAACCTTGAAATGCTACCAAAGGCACATTACTTCGATGAGCTTGTGGAACGCTCCCTGCTTACTGGTTTCCGTGATACCGCAAAGGAACTTGGCTTAAAGCAGTCTGAGTTTATCAAAATTCTCATTGATAAGGGATATGTCTATCGGACACCGAAAGGCGAACTTCGCCCAAAGGCACAATATACAAACGACCTCTTCGAGATTAAGGATTTCAAAAGTATCAATAGCAGCCACGCAGGTGTAAGGACGTGGATAACCGTCAAAGGGAAGAAGGTTTTTCAGTTGTTGTTTGGGAGGAAACAACCTATTAGAAACGATTAGAAATAATAGTTTTCTTTAGCAAACCTATTAAGTACTATTAATAACCTATTTTTGTGGAGAAAAATTTGGCGGTTCGCAAATTTCTTTTTAATTTTGCGTCGTTCAATAAAAGTAAGCTGATTGAGAATGAGAAGCTCTTTCAGTATATGGAGGGGCATTTTTTATGCTCTGATTTCTCATAAAGAAATACAATATAGGCGTATTGTCCCTTGCATACATTGTAATGGTGTGTGCGTTCCTTTAGCTTACTGGAATTGAACAAAGGGTAACAGTACGCCCTTTATGTGTACTTATGTATAACGTTCAAAAAAGTAAGCAAAATGAAGAACGTAGAAATTTTTAATTCTCCTATGTTTGGAGAACTTCGCACTTCACGGAATGAGAAGGATGAACCTATCTTCTGTTTGAAGGATGTGTGTGATTCACTTGGGTTACAAGTAGGAGCCACTGCAAAAAGGCTCGGACGAGACATTAGTTCAATTAATGTCTCGGATGCTAATAATCATGGTCAACAGATGTACTTCGTTACTGAACCTGACCTTTATCGTTGCATCTTTCAATCTCGCAAGCCTTCCGCACGCAAGTTTCAAGATTGGGTCTTTGATGAGGTCTTGCCAGCTTTGCGCAAGGAGGGCGGCTACATCGTTTCAACCGAGGCAGATACTCCCGAAATGATTATGGCACGTGCCTTGAAGGTCGCTGACGAGACAATCAAGCGCAATGAGCAGCGTATGCGTGAGCTTGAAGTTCAGACCGAGCAGCAAGCACAGACCATCGGTATTCAGCAGAAAGAGTTGACCGTTGCCGCACCAAAGGTAAAGTACTACGATGATACGCTTGCATCAACGGACTGCCTTACCACCACACAGGTTGCTGACGACCTTGGCATCAGCGCAAAAGCACTTAATCAGCAGCTCGCCAATGCAGGTATTCAATACTTCCAATCAGGTTCTTGGCATTTGAAGGGTGTGTTCCGTGAGTGGAAGCTTGCAAGTACAAGAACCTATAATTATATCAAGGGTGATGGTTCTACGGGTACAAAGGTAAACCTCGTATGGAATCAACGTGGCAAGCGTTTTATCCTTGCCCTTTATAACAATAACTTTAATGTGAAGGCAGCTATCGCCGAGATAAACGGCGAGAAGGCAGCTCAAAGTGCAAATAATCAGTCTAACAATTAATCAATAAGGAGAAAGTAATCATGGAGAATAAAGATAATCAGGTTCAATACTCAGTAAGCGATAAGACTGTGCGGTGCATCGCCCTGTTAAAGGAGGTTGTCGCCGTTCAGGAGAAGGCTCTTACATACTTTGCAAGCGAGGGTATCGAGGATTCAAAGGAAGCTGAGACCTTCGCTGAGAGTATGGGTAACGCCATTAAGGCATTCGGTGGCATCTTGGGCGATAAGGTCTATCAGAATGTGATTGATGGCTGTAAGGCGATATAATTGCGATATAAGTTCAATTTAGGTCGAAACGATGATACTACTTCGGCACGCCTAAATATAATACATAAGAAAAGAGTGGGGCGGTTATACCTCACTCTTTATCTTTTCTATATATGGCTTGAATATCTTTGCCGCTTTCTTGTACGCTTCAAGCAACCAGGCGAAGATAGGTTTCCAATCATCTTGCTCATAACCGCCGTTTTCGTAGTTCGTGGCGAAGATAACGCTTGTTTTGTTATCCTCGGCGATATTCCACTGAAGGAGCGGTTTTCCAAAAGCCTCATTGATAGAATCCTTATCCTTTTCAATCATTCGGTAATGCTTCTTGTTTTCAGTCTTATCAGAACCGTCAAGCAACAAACGGACAGATACAGAACCTTTGCGGATGAAAAGGTCATAATGTACCTTTGTAGTTCCTGTTGATATATTCATCCAGTGATAGCTCTGTGGCATCTTTTGAAAATTCGCTCCGTTCTTGCTTGCATACTCATTGAATGCCGTCCAAAACTCAATCAACCTTTGCTCGGTATCAGACTTCGGTGAAGCTTCATTCTTCTCATAAGGTGGTTGGCTTGCAATATCGAATAGAAGTGCAGGTTTTGAATCGCCAATACTTACAGCCGTAACCTCCACAAGGAAGAAGTTGCACTGTATGGTTGAGTCGTTCAGCATCTGAATGGCACTGATATGTTCCGCTCTCGCTTTCTCTACTATCCATACAGCATAGTCGGCATGGTGGTGGGCGGCATACGTTATCACCTTTCCAAGATGGTCTGAATCGCTATCGCCGAACTGGTTTTCTATGATTATGCTTTTTTCGCCATCGTCTCCAGCTTTGGCTACAATATCAACCTTCATCGTTTCTAACTTATGCTCTTTCTCTGCCTCAGATATATTGATACCAAGCTTTTCAGCCAGTACACCAATATTCTTTGTAAGCCAAGGGGTGAAGCCTGAAGCCTCTCCATCAAAAATTTCTTTTAATGGGTGTACGTTTATGCGGTCTATCTCTTTCATTGTATATTAATTAGTTCATTTCTGTCTATTGCAGGGGCTTTCTTTTTATCAGAATCTAAATCGAGTATATATTTTTGAGGATAGCTTATACAATGTAGGAAAAACTTCTTTTTCCCACCGACAATATTAGCCTTAACAACAAAGGAGTCATTTCTATAAAAATATGAGTTGTTATCATTGAGAGCAAAATAACCTTTTATCTTCTTTTTTATAGTTTCTTTATCAATAGGTGTTTGCTCATATCCGTTTTCGGTAAGCACATAAAGAAGCTTTTCGTTACTTTGCAGTTTCAAGTCTTTATATTGATAATCTTGCCCTACAACAATAAAGCTACCTGTTAGCTCACCAAGATATTTATCTACATAACTATATCCTATAAGGCTATATATGTTAGACAATACAACCGTATCTTTATTCATTTCATCAATAGGATGAGTAGAGATATATTGCTCGATAGTTTGTTTGGTTGCATCTGGTATAGGCGATAAGTTTGTTATCTTCTGTTGAGCGTTGGCTGCTATACAAAAGAGAAGTTCACTAAATATACATATCTTCTTTATCTGTTTCATATCATTTATCTTCAAGTGTTATAAAAGTTAGATTATCTTTATCACAAGAAAACATAGCTTGCCCCACATTATAACCACCGAAGCCATTTTTTGCTCTATATGTAACAATAAACAACTTCTCTCCCTGTTTTGACGTTTCTTGCTCTTGCATATCAACAAACTCATAACTATCAGGGTCACGTAAGCGTTGTTTGATTAAATCGCCAGCCATCGTCTCAACATACTCCTTGTTTTCGTACAGAGGGGTATTCATAAGTTTTTCTGTCTCTTTTTTGTTTTCATTCTGTCCGATAGCTATCATTAAAAAGAATAAAATAACAAGGATTCCAAGACATCCACATCCCTTTTTCATAACTATATCTCCTATATTAATATTTATAAATTATACGATACCTATTTAAAACACGCTCTGCGGCGTTATCTTTTCCTTGCTTGGTATATACTAAGGCAAGGCGAAGATACCCCGTTCTACGCAAGCGACCGAGGTACATCAGCCGCTCGTAGCAATATGTGGCTCTGCTTGGTATTCCATCACGGAGGTAGCGTTGAGCCATTGTCGCCAACTCCTTTGGTGATGCGTCATAAATCTGTGTCATAACTCGTCTGATTTGGTTGCGTGTACAAAGGTAGCGAAAAATTGATTATTATATATTTATATTGCATTTTTTATATTAAAATAACCTTAATTTACATATCGATATATTAAAAGCTATTAAAATATTAATAAAAATACAGAGAAAATTTGGCAGTTTCAAAAGAAATTATTAATTTTGCGGTGTAGATAATTAATAAATAGGTTTAATAATTAAATTATAGGAGATACGACAATGAAACGATTTAAAGATTACGAAATAGCTTATAATAAATGCTATGAGCTCTTGCAAAAACTCATGGTATTGGTAAAAGAGACAGATGGTAACATTACTCTAGAGATAAAGTTTACTTATCCTGATATATACCCAAAACTTTCTGTTACATACTATTATAATTACCTATACTCATTTCTTCCACAAGAAGATGGTACATTTGTTATTTCTACAGACAACAAAGTCTATACAATGGATGAAATTGAGGCGAAGATAAGAAAGAATTGTTTATTAGACTAAAGGATATGAGTAAGCAAGAATTTCTAAGCAAGTGTTATAGCTGTAAGAAGTATAACACTTGCTACAACTCGAAGTTTGGTAGATTAGGTTGTAATGCCTATCTATCATATTTGAATACGAACAATTTTTAAAAGGAGATACAATCATGGATAAATACGCAGAATTAAAGAAGAAGCATCAGAAAGAGCTTAATAAATTGCCCATGAAAGCTGCCTTTGGTAAAGAGCAGTTTAAGAAAATGATGGAAGAGTGGGGGCTTACCACCAATGCCGAAGATATTAGTAAGATTGATATGCTCGTTGGTGGTTGCTATTGCTTAAAGAAAAATACTCATCTTTTCGAGGAGCACTTTCAGAGAACACAGAAAGAGCTTGAAGAGTTCTTAAAGGATGATAATAATCTTAAATCAGCATTCAAATATGAGTTCGCTAACCATGAATGCGGATATACATATACACCGCAAGATGCGCTTCCACCGCTTAATCTTACCTACGAAGAGGTTGAGAAGAATGAGCGTTTAAATAAAGTCTTTAAAGAGGCTTGGTGTGAATATTTAGATGAATGTGAATAAGATATGTATAAAGAAGGCGATATTTTAACATTGGAGAATGATTGGAGAGGAGAACATTGTGTCTTTATCCTACATAAAGTACATAACGAAGATTGGATAGAAGCTCACGCTAAGTATTCTTTCATATTCGAAAAATTAGGAATAGGGGCAGGCAATACCTCTACGAATGTAAAGTACTCTACAGGGTATCTAAGGAAAGCAAATGATACAGAAAGAGACTACTTATTAGGGATAATGAAGGATAAGGGCTATTCTTATGATTTTAAGAAGAATAAACTGCTACATTCATTCAATTATGAAAAAGGAAGAAATTAAGATAAATGAGCATTGTAAGCACTATTTCTTAGGCTTCTGCCACTTCTATTTAGGTGGCTGCTGCTCTGGTATTAAATGCAAATATAAATAATTAAGATTATGACAAAGTTTATTGAGGTAAAGTATAAAGGGCATTGTACCCTTGTTAATATAGATAATATCGCTTACGTTGAACCTTCACGAAATGGCGATATAGCAACATCTATAAAGCTTAATTGCAAGACCATACCAACGGGCGGTCAAGTTATTCCCTGCGAGGATGATTACCACATATTCTTGGCTAGATTAGAAAACCTTGTTGTCGTTGATAAAGCTGAGTAAGATATGAGAGCATTTGACGTACTTTTAGCCTTACATCGCTTAGATATGCGACAGGGCAAGGATTATCTTGAAGCTCCTAAAAAGAATGATTTGGAGCTGAATGTGATAGAAGGTAAGCTGAAACGAAATCACTGGTATTGGTGTGATTTCCATAAGCAGCCAATGCTCGGTGAGCCTTCGGTTATCCTCACTCTTGGCGGTGGGGATACTCAATATCTTTATGAAGTAGAAAAGTAAATAAATATAGATTATGTATCAGATAAATCTTGTAACATATAGCACAGCGATAAACGTAAAGAACGCTTCTCGCAAAGTGGTGAATAGAGAAAAAGGAATACTTGGTGGTAGTTTTGAAAGCGTAAAGTTAGCAAGAACTACCTTACTAAAGAAAGTCTTTAGAATGGAAGAATGTCTAATAGATAAGGTTAAACCAAACAAAAATGAAACTTATGTTATAGCTACACTTTTCGGTAACGATATGATAGAGAACGTATTCACAATTATCGAAAGTAATTAATTTATGGCTCGTTTCGCTCTCAGAAATCAGAAGAAGATAAAGCAAGCATTCGGGGAAGAAAGATTGAATGAGCTTCTGAAAGCATTGAAGCTGTATTCAGCCAAGTACCCGAAATTATCGTTGAACGCAATCATCGAAGAGGGTAAGCCTTATCCTTCTTTCGTGGTTGATAAGGTTGCGGTATTATACGTAACTCGCCTGATGTATGACGTTTATCACGTTGCTTTAAAGGAGTTCTTATAAACAAAAAGCACCGCCCTCGGAGATACGAATGAGGACGATGCTAAGTGTAAATAATTGTTTTGTTTAACGTTGTGAGCACATAGGAGATACGCACTCGATACAACAATTAATGCAAAAGTAATAAAAAATATTTGGTTATCTGAATATTTCTTCGTAAATTTGCGAATAATTAACATTAAAATAGGAGATACAGTTATGATAGGAGCAATTATAGGTGATATTATAGGCTCTAAATATGAGTTTAATAACACATTTGATTACAACTTTAAACTATTTGACGAAGGTTGTAATTTTACAGATGATACCATCTGTACAATAGCCGTAGCCGATGCTATTCTTAGAAAAGGCGGTAATGAAAAGCCGAATGTCGGAGATTATAGTATATCGCTTCAATACTGGTATCAGAAGTATCTAAACCCAATGGGTGGATATGGCGCAAGCTTCGCAAAATGGGTTCGTAGCTCTAATCCACAGCCTTATGATAGTTTTGGAAATGGAGCAGCTATGAGAGTTAGTCCTGTGGGTTGGGTATTTAATACAAATACTGATGCCATTCGTCAGGCAATGATGAGTGCAAAGGTGTCACATAGTCACGTTGAAGGAATGATTGGTGCTGCTGCGGTGGCAGATTGTATTCGTGATTTAAGAAAATGTAAACACAAAAGTTTTATTGAGACAATAGCGATACTGTATTACGGAACTGATTGGGACGAGAATCTTGTGCCAATAGGAAAATGGGCAGAAACTTGTCAAGAGTGCGTTCCTCTTGCCTTTAGAATAGTCCTTGATAGTGATAGCTTCGAGGATGCAATCAGAAATGCAATATCCTACGGTGGTGATAGCGATACGATGGGAGCAATCGTTGGTTCAATCGCTCAGCCACTCTTTGGTATTCCACAAGAAATGAAGGAAAAAGCATTGAACTATCTCCCTTTGGATATGAAGAATGTAGTAACTAAATTTATTGATAGATATGGCGAATAAGGAAGATTTAATTAAGCACTGCCGATACTTCAAAGGTGAAGCAGAACGACCTAAAGATGCTCCACTTTGGTGGGGATATGAGCAGATTTGGGTAGAATTATCATTAAATTCAAAAGAAGGTAACGCAAACTTCCATTTAATGGGCGAGTACCTTGATAATTATCTTAGAGCAGGGTTAAGAACCTTCTGTGATGATGATGATACTCCTGCGACAATGAAAGCTCTCTTATACGACCGCTATACACATTTCGGTGGTGATGCTAAGAGTTTCAAAGAATGGTATATCAATGAATACAAAAAGGGCAAGGAGTAGCTTCCTCGCCCTTTATTATTTTATGGGATATTCGTAATTGGTGTAGGCTGGTCGATAACTTCAATATCAATAAACCATCTAAATTCGCCATTATTAAATTGTCTTTGTACCTTTGTTACTCTAAACCTTGTACCTCGTTGTAATACAACCTCTAATTCCATACTTCCACCATAGCTATGTGTTCCATCTTTTCCATCCCATTTATAGCCATCTTCCCATAGTCTTCCATAACGACTATAAGGTTCAGTATAAATACCTTTTGTACCTTTCGGGCAGTAGATATTATAAACGCAATGAGAGGTAACTTTATTCTCTCCGCTTCCAACAAAGCCATAACCTTTTGTATGAGCTGTTGACATAAAAGGTTTATTTAAGCCTTCTTTTCCAATTATCTTAGAAAGGTCAGAAGTGATAATGTTTGAAATATCTACCGAATCGAGCTGTTTTTGTAAATCATCAATTTTTGATTGCAATGTCTTTATCTTCCGATTATTCGTTTCCCATCGCAATTCCTTCTTTTTATCTTTTAGTTCTCTTGCTATATTTTCATACTTAATTTCTGTCGCTCTATCACTTATCAGTCTTTCGCCAAATTGACTAAAAAACTCATCTATACTTGCACCTCTATTAAGCCACACATCACGAGTAAATGGTTTGGATTTCTCTATCATACTGGATAGTGTATTTATATCTTTCCAACTATCTCTTATTTCTCCATTAACGCCATATTTTGTACTAAGATATGATTTATACAAAGGCTCATTGATATATGAACTTCCGCTTGTATAATTAAATCCAACCTCTTTCTCGTTCTGTGTCCATCGCTTCCAATCAGCTTCAGCAAAAGGTCGGAAATAATCATCACCAATATCAGCATCCCTTGCCCAGAGTGCAGCATCCTTTCGAGCTTTAGAGTAAGCATTGGCATCAAAAGGTATAGAGCCATTATTTTTATTCACAGCTCTCTTTGTCTTTAATTGGATAAGCAATTCCTTTTTATCCTCTGCTTCTTTGATAAGCTGCTCAGCAAGGGTCTTATCTTTTGCAAGCATAGCATGTTCAAGGTCATAGATAAGCTTATGATATATCTTGCTCTGTGTCTTATAACCTTTTACATCAGCATAAGCTTTATTGATGTTTATCCAATCAATCGCCGTATTTACCTCATCGAGCTTTTTGAGATATGCCGCTTGCGATACCTTCCATGTAGCATACTTCTGTTGAACCCCGTGCATATTTCCACCAAGGAAATCAACTGCCTCAAATTGCAATTTGCTTGCCTGCTTTTCGAGTGTTAAGCTTTGCCATTGAGCCAACTTCGCTTCTACGGCATCATATACTCCGTGCAATTCCTGGGACGTGAACTGCTTATGCCACTTATTGACATCAGGGATGAGAGCGGAAAGTGATAGCTCATCCTTTTTAATGGCAGAAATGGCGTTTGCGAGCGTTTTCGCTTCTTTCCTTGCTAATGTATAGTTAGCAGACTTTAATGCGCTTAGAACGGAAGAAACATCGGTTTCTCCGTAATTAGCAGCCACCTTCATAACATTCATCGCAACCTTGCGGTCAGTCCATGCAAGTTTAATCTGATAACCTCGTTTGAATCTATCATACAAGGAAGCTATCTCTGAAGCACTCTTTTTGTCCTTGATTGCGTAGCGGATAGCATAGTAGCGTTCAAAGAGGTCTTGGCTCTTTATATCCGTAACAGATTTATTACCGAGCAGATTATGAACCAAGCCATTGTAATAGTCACGTCTATGCTTATCCCATCGACTCTGTATCTTATCTATCTGCTCCTTAGTTCTAAGGGCGTGGCGTTCCTTTGCCTTCGCAAGTATAAGCTCCTTAGAAGAAACCGCCTTTAACCCTAATTTCTTGCGGTCTGACTGGCTTAAAAGATGTGCCCAATACTTTGTATTATCTTGTAAGTGCCAAGCTAATTTACCCCTCATCCCTGCCTTCACGATAGCTTCGGAGTTATCCTTGATGTACTGATTGTACTTTTCTGGCATAGTGAGCACGGCAAAAGGGGATACGTAGTTGCTCATATCCTCGCCAGCCATCAAGCGTTTATAAAACTCCTTCTTCTCCTCGCCTTGTATAGTGATAGGGTCTGAGGTGCAAATACATTGAGGATGCCAAGAAATCCATACATAATCTTTTGGGTAGCGACCTTCAAGGTCGTTGCATATATCATCAATATTATGCTGTGGTGATACGTGAATATACTGACCGATAACGAATGGCTCGTTCTGCCATCGTTCATTTCTTGCCTTATGATATGCGGAATTTATCTCAGTTCTTGCTACTCTGAGAGCGTTCTTTCTCGCCGAGCGGTAAACACCCATGCCTACCTTCTCCAATGGCTCTTCAATAAAGCGCACCTTGCCGTCAATGATTCTACGTCTGCGCCAAGTCACCACATCTTTCTTCTTTCCGTTCTTCTGAACCTTGATGGTATGATAACGGCGATACATCATATCTGGGTCGTTGAGATACTTTCGTATACTCTTGCCTACTTCCTCTGCTGATGAGCCTTTTTTGATTCCGTCCGCAATGGTATTGCTCATAGCTATTTCAAACTCACTCTTTGTCTGTTGGCAGTAGTTCCAAATAATCTGAGCCAGATTCAATCCGTTCTTTGTTTTCAAGCGGCTTGAAATAAACGTGGCTGCGGCGGTATCTCTTGCAACCCTTATAGCTTTATCAGTAAGCACGGAATAACCGCCTATAACCATCTCATCGTGGTTATACGCCAACGCAACGCCATCGGTGATGCCGCTCTTATAACAAAGAAGGCTATTCTGATAGTAATCATTAAAGATGTCGTTCAAACGAGCCTTTAACTGCGGAAAGTTATCAAAGTTAAAAAGCGCATCATCTTCGAGCACATCTTCTCCATAGCCAAGAGAGGTGAGCTTCTTGACATAATCGCTGTATAATCTGCCCAACCGCTTATTATAAACGGCGAACAGATTATTCAGTTGTTCTTTTTGCTGTTTTGATGTGAGCTTCTTTGGCATAGTTTTTCTTCTTCCTATTCTTCATTGGAAACTGACTGACTTCCACTTGCGGCACTACCAAGTCCCGAAAGGGCTGCTTCCTGTGCCAACGCTTCTTCCTGTTCACTCTTCATTTCTTCCTCAACCTTATCAGGGTCATCATTGAGAGGGTTAAGCTCGATAGCACGGCGATTAGAGGTAGATTTCGCACCACCATTGGATGAAGTGATAAGTTGCAACATTTCAACATCATTCTTTGGCAGATATGGCTTGAAGACTGGCTCAAAGTCAATCTGCTCAGCAACACTCTGGTCGATACCTTTCACGTAAACTCCCGTATTACAGATGCCGTTAGCTACGATATTCGAGCGGCGAGTGAACATTTCACCAAACATTTCTGTCTTTAAATCTGCTTTCATATAAGGAGCGGTGAACATCAAACGGATAGCCGCACCCGAGGTGTTGCTGCCCAAAGTCTTCATATTCTCAAAGCTGATGTCGGCTGTTGAGGTAAATGAATAGATGATATTGAAGAGATAAGCAATTTCACCCTTCACACTCTCAGGTGACTTATCCCAAGAAAGAACGTTCATACTTGCATCACTGCCACCTTGGAATACAGCACCTTGCTCGCCCTTCTCAGCGAAGCCCTCCAAACGACCTTTGATAAAGTACTTAGGCGTGCCGAAGTAGTCATTCGTATCACCCCAATTTGAGATACAGGTCTCCACTCTATCAATAGCCCATTGAACATCTTCCCACTCAGCTTGGTCTTGTCTATAGTAAACGACAGGCACTTTGGTGAAGCCATGAGGTAGGGCAGAGATAAGCTTCCATCCTGCGCCATCAATATTAGTGTACTGATAGCACAATCTATCTGTATATACATCAAAATGTAGCTCAGATTTTCCAAGCTCATCATATACATAGTATTCACGGGCGAAGCCGTCCATGATATGGAAGTCGTTGAAATGAGGGTAGAGCTTATCACCATTTGAAGGTGAAAGCAACTGAACTCGGATTTCACCTCGGAGCTTTCCCTCTGTGTCTGTTGGCATATACCATAACTCAGCGCACTCACATTCCTTGAAGAGGGTACGGGCAAGTCGCTTATCGAAGTACTTCATCTTGTTGTCGTGATAGCAGTGCATGATGCCGTCATATAGCTTCTGCTGCTTATCGTCCATCTTCTTTATATCAACACCATGTGCCGTAGCTTTATAGGTAACGGCATTCATAAGCAAGAAACCCACAGTAAGATTTACGATTGATTTCTGAGCAGGGATAGCGATTCTTACTGGCTCAACTTTCTTATCCTTATAAATCGGTTTCTGTGTGATAGGGTCATACTGACCCGTAGGTACTTTGATTCGCTTCTTAGGACGGAAATCCTCATCAAAGATTTTATGCTTTGACGGATTCCATTGTTCTTCAAGCGCACTCAGTGGTGTCTTAAAGCCTTTTTTCCTTGCGGTCAATACCGAGCGGACTGTGTTCGCATCTTGTATTGCTACTATCTGTTCTATTGCTCTCATATATGAATATTTTTTGTTATAACAAGGCAAAGTTAGCAATAATATAACTTATATAGGTATAAAGAAGAAACCATGTGTAAACAAAAGAAAAACGCCTATTTCGGCAGTCTTCCAATGTGCCAATGATTACACTCGTTGCAAAGATATGCGGAGTAACCAAGCAGCCGCTTTTTCTTTATGTATCTTGCGGCTGCCTTCTCATTATCAAAGGATAATTTGCCTACTCCTCTGCTATTATAGTGGGAGCGTTTGCGATGATGCTCCCTTGGCTGTTTATCATATATTCGTTTCATAAGCATTTCGTTTTAACCCATCAGACCGAGAATGTCGGCGGCTTGCATTCCGCTGCCATAATCGCCCAATACCTTTTCAAGGATAACATAACGGGTTGCATCAATACAATTATGTACGAGGATTCCATTAGCAAAGAACTCGTGCATATCCTCTACTTCAATATCGTAAGTAGGCTGCTCATACTCCTTTAGAGTGCTTATATTTTTCGCTACAAACTCTACCACAAAATCGTTTTTTGCTATATTTGTTTGCAATGAAGGTCTCACCACAGTACTCGCATGTTCTTTCTTCGTTATCAAATCCTTTATCTCTTCGCCATTTGCTCTTACATTTATTTGAGCAGAATTTTGGAATACTGAATGTTGTTGTGCGGAATTTACTTCCACAACAGATGCAAGTGTATTCTTTTTCTGTTCGATTTCCGAAGACTTTAAGCCCTTGTAATCTGTGCCATTCTCTTCCTTCTGCTGAATGATGCCATTCTTTGGCTGCTTCTGCTGCTTTGTGCATATTTTTGCGAGCCTTTGCAAGATATGTTTCATCTTGTATATGCTCTTGTGCATGAAGCCGTAGATGCTTTCTTCCCTCAACCAATTCAAGGTTCTCAATGCTGTTATTTTGAGGATTTTCATCTTTATGATGGACGTGAAATCCCTCTGGGATAGCTCCATTATAGAACTCCCATACGTCTCGGTGCAATCTATGTGTACCTCGTGAGAAATATCTTTCTCCATTATAAAGGTGATATTCCTTTCCATTAAAGACTTGGACAGGTAAATCGTGTCGCTTGTCGTAAGTTTCTGTAACTCTTTCCATCCTTTTTTCGTTTTAAATTTGTGTTCAGGCGTTGCCTGTATTTCGATGGCAAAATTACCGAAATCAAACCTAACGACACGTACCAAACGGCATCCTTGTGTAAACAAATGAGTGACCTTGCGATAACCTTTAGAGGTCATCACTTTATCACCAATCTGAATGCTATCTATGCGCTTCAAACCTCCCTCTGTAAGTATTAATGTATCACCCGTAAAGCAATGGTTCCACATATCTATCGGTTCGTTGAGCCACTTGCCCTCTTTATCTTGTCTCCAAGTATAGTTGTTAAACTCCTTGCGAAGGTTGAGAGACTTCGATGTAACGTGTATCTTATATTGTTGCATCTTCATTATACCTGCGTTGATACTTCCAGCAAACTTCTTTACTGGTTTTATATCAAGCCCTGCGTTATATATTTCATCCACAAGGCGAGGGTCGGCACTCTCTGAAATAATCTCTGGTCTGCCTTCAATATCTTTAAGGGTGGCGATTATCTCATCTGTAAGCATGTGTGTCTTATAACATACCTCATTCAGATATATATTATTGCCATAAAGCATCACCTCTACAATCGCTGTACTATCATTGGCGTAGCCAAAATCCATACCGATATATCTGTGTCTTTTTGCTTGTATTGGTACATAATCATCAATGACTACATTCTTAAAAATCAAGCCCTCAACCATAGAGCGCAATCCTAACCCGTAGATACGCCAAAGGCTCGGATTCTTCCATTTAAGGCTCTCAATCTCAGCAATAACCTTTGGTTCGAGAAAAGGGTTATCCTTATAGGTGGATATAAACCAATAAGTGCTTTTCTCCTCATTTACCTGATTTATCCAATGGTCTTCTGAGAAGGAAGGGTTATAATCAAGGATAGAGAACTCCGTGGTACGCATCTGTAGCTGCTGCCATTCGATGAAAGAAAGCTCATTCGCCTCATTTACGAAAAGTATCTTACGCTTAGAACCACGCACCTTCTGCTCGTTATCGGTGGAGAAGAACTCAATCCAAGAGCCGTTAGGGAAAGTATAAACGAACTCCGATTTATTCATGCACTTATCATCCCACCAACCAAAGTTGAGCATTATATCCTTAAAATCACGATAGACAGTTCGTTTGATGGAAGGCATACCAGCACGAATGATGGAAACGGTCGTTCCAGCATAGTTAAAGCAAAACATACAAAGGAACTGCACAACGCTATACGTCTTGGCACTACGACTTGAGCCTTGAAGAGAGCAAGTTGTGAATCCTGCTTCTTTCGCTGCTTTTACCCTCATGTAGTTCTTTGCTAAATATACGTGCGGCATATCTTTATTATCCTTTATTTGTCTCCTTTATCATTCTGCTGTCCTGTCTGGCTCAGCGTCCTTCTTTTCTTTCTCTTTCTGAATTTCAGCGAGAATCTTCTGATACTCTTCATTATTGGTAATAACATGTACTTGCAATGGGTCTTGCTTAATCTGCTCGCCCTTGCTTGTAAGGTCAATGCGTTGAATCTTTCCGTAGGCTCTATCAATAACCCTTTCGAGCACATCAAGTCCTTTCTTGTCAAGTATTCCCTTGGCAATAATGCGTTGCATCATCGGGCGTGACTTATCAGCCAACACCGCCTTCAATTCGTCTTCGGGCAGCGTAGCGATATACAGAAAAGACTCCGCGATAATCTGAGAGGAAGGTACTTCGTAACCCTTCTCCTTCATTTCCTCGATAAACAATGACATCGTCTTAGGCTTTGGTGGTCTGCCCTTCGGGTTGCCAACTCCACCTTTTTTAAACTTACCTTTTTCAAGGTTTGCAAGCTGTTTTTTACGCTTGCTTTCATCTCTTGATAATGGCATATTAATAACTTTTATTCCTAATTTATTCCCAACAATAGCTTTTATTTAAGAAAAGCACCTTTATTTTCTTCTTCCTCTGCTGCCATATCTCGGCACATTTTTAGTACGTTAAAATACTCTTCGAGGTTATTGTTATAGAGCAGCTTTGCTATCTGCTGTACAAAAGATGGCTTACGTCCATCTTGTTGCAAGGTCACTATCTGATACGCTGGCATCATTAAGAACTGCTCCATGATTTCAACCTTTTCCTTAGAGGAAAGAAGCTTCTTGGTAGGAAGCAGAAAACCTACTTCCTCCAAGATTTTTGTTTTGACTGACTTAACCTTCATACTTATCACCATTTACGAGGTTCATAAACTCAGCCCTCACTTGTGGGTCATCTTTGAAAGCACCTTCAAGGTAAGAAGAAGTCATAATGCCCTTCTTCTTTGCGCCTCTGAACTCTTTGCAAGAATGATGACCCTTCATAACGAGAGCAATACCAAGTGGTGGATATTCGCTACCGAGAGCCGCTTTCAGCATATCTACGATATCGTGTACCAATCGCTCCTGTATCTGTAAGCGAGCGGAGCAGTAATCAACTACACGACCAATCTTAGAGATACCGAGAATCTTTCCCCTTGGGTTCGGAATATATGCAAACCAATACTTGCCCCAGAACCAAACACAATGATGTTCGCAGTTGGAATGGAAATCACCTTGGTCGATAACCATGTTATCATAGACGATACCGTCATCATTGTTATCAAAGGTGGTAATCTTCGGCTTCTGTGAAGGGTCATAACCTCTGAATATTTCTTTCCACATTCTGATAATGCGGTCAGGTGTGCCCTCTAAGCCCTTGCGGTTAGGGTCTTCACCGATATACTCCAAGAGTTCTTTGATATGATTCTCTGCTGTTTCTTTTGTAATCTTAGCCATATTATTTATCTTTCCAATATTCTTTATAATTTTGTTTCTCCTCCTCATTTGGCTGACATACCTCATAAGAAGCACCGCATCGCATACAATGATAGAAGTCCACCACGGAATCATCATCCTCACTGCGGTCACCTGATGAATCCCAACAAATCACCCACCACAATTAAAGCAGATAGGACGATACTTTGTAGAGCTTTCTTTTTTCTTCTTATTCATAGGCAAAATGATTTACTTCACATTGAGAATCTTTTGCTGCTGTAAGGAAAGCCGCCATTTAGGATTAGCCTCTACGAAAGCAACTGTCTGTTTCAGAATCTCAGCATTCTTCTTTGCATCACCCGTATCACAAGGCTGAACATAGTAGTAATCAGCATCAATGTTGCAATCGGTAATCTCATGCTCACCATCAAAGACAACCTTTACCTCGGTAGCAACCTTAATGATAGGTTCTGCGCCCTTAACGAATAAGCACTTAGGAGAGCAAGTAACCCAATTGATACCACCTGGAATCTTGTGCGTTCCGTTGGTCTCCATAGCAATATAGTAGCCCCAATTTTGGAGAAGGGTAGTAAGCTCCTCATCCACTTGCAATGTAGGCTCACCGCCCGTAAAGACAACGAACTTGCAATCAGGTGAGAGCAACTGAATCTTATTCAGAATATCAATAGCTCCCATTTCCTCATACTTCTTAAAATCAGTATCACAGAAAGGACACTTTAGATTACAACCCGAGAAGCGGACGAAGATAGCCGCTCTACCTGCATGTCTTCCCTCACCTTGGATAGAGTAGAAGATTTCATTTACCTTGTACTTAGCCATTAGAGAGCCTCCTTTCCGTCAATCTTATCATCGTCACAATAAACGGCGATATTGCCTTCACTCTCCTGTACCTGTGCCTTGTAGCACTCAGGGAACTGAGCAACAATCCATTTGGCGATATTCTCAGCAGTAGGATTGAAAGGCAAAAGCTCGTTGAGGTTGCCGTGGTCGAGGTAGCCGTGAATCTTCTGCTTAATATGCTTGAAGTCCATCACCATACCATCTTTGTTAGGCTCTTTTGCCTTACAATAAACAGTAACTATCAAATTGTGCCCGTGAAGGTTAGCACACTTGCTTTCATAAGAGAGGGTCAGCTTATGTGAAACCGCAATCTCCATTCTTTTTGAAACGTAATACATAATTTTCCTTTCTTTTATTTTGTTATTTCAATTTTTATTCTTAATTTTGCGACCGAGAAGAATAAATCGGGTGGGTCAGTACACTGGCTGCTCGATTTCATGCTTATTCTTCAAAGGCAAAGAGGTGTACCTGCTTTGCTGTTTTTTATCAAAGCTTATGGCGATGAACATTGCCTGATAAGCCAACAACAATAACTTCTTTTAAGTTACCTCTTTCATTTCCTTTTGCATGAGTGAGATACATAGAAATTTGGTCTTTGACATATTCCTTTGTCATAGCCTTGTTATTCTGTATGAGGATAGCAACCTCCGCTCCTTGTGTAGCAGCACTCTTCAAGCTATTTTCTATCTTATAAGAACTCGCCGAGTTGATGGTTTTCATATCCATCACGGCATGCTCTTTGAAGCCATCAGACTTTTTCGCTCCCGTTATATACGACATTTCGCTCATTAAATATATACGATAGCCCTTCTTTGCAAGAACTTCTGCGGCATACATTTCCTTATTGGTGTTCGGGTCAGCAATTTCATTATGATGTTTATGTACAACATAGTAACCGCCGCTCTTATCGAAGTAGCTATCTTTATAGTTGCCCGTAGAGACGATGGCTTGAAATTCTGATTCTCTCTTAGCCATCGTCTTAGGATTACCCGAATAGTTTCGTGTACCTCCGCTTGCCTTACTCATCCTCGTATTCAGTTGGGTCAAGGATACCAGCATCACGGAGAGCTTCCTTGCGTTCCATACAAGTACCACACTTACCGCAATGCTTCTCACCGCCCTTGTAGCAGCTCCAAGTTTCAGCGTAGTTGATACCAAGCTTCTTGCCGTGGCGAGCAACATCTGTCTTCGTAATATTGGTGTAAGGAGCATCAATGGTAATACCCTCGTAAGTACCATTCTTCATTGCCTCTGACATGGCATCAATAAAGCCCTTGCGGCAGTCTGGATAGATAGCGTGGTCGCCGAAATGGTTAGCAATAAGCACCTTCTTCAATCCATTACTCTCTGCGATACCGCAAGCGATAGAGAGCATAATGCCGTTACGGAAAGGAACTACGGTTGATTTCATGTTCTCATCATCGTAATTGCCTTCTGGGATAGCTTCTGCACCTTCGAGGAGAGAGGATTTGAAATAGTCGTGAATAAAGTTGAGTGGAATAACAATATGCTTGATACCAAGTCGCTCACAATGCAATTTAGCAAAAGGAATCTCCTTCTGATTATGATTAGAGCCATAATCAAAAGAAATAGCGAGAGCAATGTTTTCTTTCTTCTCATGCAGGAGAGTTACTGAGTCCATACCTCCTGATACAATAATCAATGAATCTTTCATAATTTTTATTATTTATGTAATTTAAGCCAATGTAATCTATTCCCCATACTTAACCCTTTTAAAGGTTGTATTGTGTTGGGGATATTTAAATATTTGATATAATTCTGTCCCCCCTAATAAGAAAAATTTCTTTATTTAAATCATGTCTTTTAGATAAAGAGAGCATTATATTTTTTGCCCATTCTTTCTTTTGTCTTTCTGACATGGAATTAAGGGTTACATTATACGGCACAATAGGAGTATTCTCAGATAATAGCCCATATTTAGCGGATAATATATATACCTCTTTGCATCTTTTTTTTTGCATAAGCGTACATATATTTAAATAAAGGGGAGACATACATATCTTTTGCCTCGCATCTTTTATTTGCTTTGCTTTTTACGCAACTTATTAATCCTATCATAATCTATAAATTTTTATCAGCGTAATGCTGGAATTTTAACCATTCTTTAAAGTTATATAAAGTAAGAGCTTCTTTATCTCTCACCATCTTGTATTTAACTCCCTTATCTCTAAATGATAAACGTTTTATGCTACCATTTTCAAATTTAGAAGCTTCTCCAAATCGCCCCCCTACAGTCCATGTTGTGGAATCAATGGAATCGAATCTATATTTTTGTAGATTATCAACTCTTGTATATCCCAACCCATGAACCTTACATCCATTCTTATGAGCCATCCCTATCATGTAGGGAAATAATGCCTCAAATTTAGATATGGGCATTTCTTTTGCTGCTATCCCACCAATGGCAATATAAGGATATTCTTTTATCATTTGTAGATAATAATCTTTTCCTCTCCCTATATGCCAAACGGGTATTGGCTTGCGATGAGTTTTATCTTCAATTCGCTGTCGTAGCATTTCTACATATTTGAGACCTTTAATCTTATCAATATCCAACTCAAAGAATAGTCTTATATCGTTTTCTATGATAAAATCGCAATATCTATCAACATAGCTGAGCCAATCTATATTTCCGTGCTTTGCGGCATTACTCATAAATGTGAATGCACCACTATCCAAGAGAAATGATGCAAACTTTGGAATCAACGGTTTCTGCCAATCTCTTACGGAATAGAATGATTCAAGAGCAAATACCTCGTTTGCTTTAATATCTCCATTTAAGAGATAAGGCTTTACTCCCGATATGCCACTAAGATAAACCTTCATAAGCGAGCACGAGCGTACTTCATAAAGCGTACCCACTCGCCGAAATTATGTGCAGCAACCAACTTTGAGCGAAGTTTCTTGCCCTCAGGTGCTTTGGTTTTATCCATAGTTCCGTTCTTGGCATTGAACTTATATATAGAACCGCTCATATTACCATAAAGCCAAGCTGTAGAATCCACGGAATCAAAGTGATACGTATGCAATCCTCTGATATTTGTATATCCAAGGGCATGTATCTTGCAGCCATATTTATGTGCTGTCTTTACGAACCAAGGAAATAACTTTTCATATTTATTGATAGGTATCTCTTTAGTTACGATACCACCGATAGCCACATAAGGGTAATTCTTGCACATTTCAACAAAATACTCTTTCCCTCGTGACTTATGCCAAACGGGGATAGGCTTACGTCCACTTAATCTTTCGAGCTTTTCACGAAGTCTTTCAACCTCTCTGATACCAACAACGGAATCAATATCAAGCTCAAAGAAGTTCTTTACGTTCCACTTCTTAATGAATGCAGCATATCCTTCTACGTATTTATCGAAGTTAACTACACCTGCTCCCGACATAAATGTGAAAGCACCACTATCTAATAGGAAATTCTGAAAATTGCCTATCAATCGAGGAAACTCTTTATTATTCTGTAGATAATAGTAAGTTTCCAATATATTTAATCCTTCCCAATCGGCATCCTTGCCGTTCTTTACTGGGTGTTCATCTGCTAAAAAAACTTCCATAGCCTTTTCATAAACATAGGGTCTGCTTAAAGACTCTGCTATATATAATTCCATACTAACACTTTTCCAAAACTTACTAAGATTTCCAGTAAGCCCCCCCGCAAGATAGACTTCCATATCTCTATTATTTTATTTCCACACCTTCGTATTCGGAAACGGCAGACTTGATAATCTCCTTAATCTCATCTACCTTATCTTCCAACTCTTGCGGAATATGGACGGAGAGCTTAATATCTTTAACTTTGCTCTCGGTATTTTGAGCATCTTCGAATAGCTCATCAATATCGGTATCATCCTCATCGGTATTGATAAAAGAGCAATCAACTCCCCAAACTTTTAAGTCGTCTACCTCCCATTCGCCATTACCAAGCTCGTCCCAATCCCAATTACCAGCTTGCACGTTATCCTTAATAGCATACTCCTTGATTTTCTCAATAGGTGTATCTGCTTTAAGAATAACGCAAGGAAGGGTATCGAACTCAGAATAACCTTCTTCTCTTAGTTGGAGAGCGATACGAAGGCGCATATTTCCACAAATTGTGACATATTTGCCGTTATCCATAGCATAAACCATTAATGGCTTATACTCCAAAAACTCAGGGCTATCTATTAAAGACTTCTTTAATCTTTTACCTTCATCATCATGTAACCATCGAGGGTTTTTCGACAAACCTTCAATCTGCCCTTCGTTATATTCAAGCTTGGTGATGTCTATATTCTGACGAATACCAAGCTTATTAAACAGCTCTTCCTTTGCGGTAGCTGCGGTCTGAGATATTTTCTTTTCTCTTGCCATAACTTTACCATTTAATAATTATTATTTGCAAAGTTACGGAGATTATTCGGGTTTTAATAGAAAATAATAGATTGTGTGTAAACAAATAAAAAAGCTACCCATATAATGAGTAGCCTTTGAAGTTATCATAAAATATTATACCTCTTATATATAAAAAAGCAGCTACCTATCACAGGCGGCTGCTTATTGACTAAAAACTAACTATTATTTTCTTTTAACCAAATCTTAACTAATACATATTGTTATGACACATCCAAAACCTACATTCCACTATTTCCGTTTTGCTGATGCAAAGGTACAAAATAAAGCGAGATACAGTAAATAAATACCATATCTCGCATAAACAATCTTACTTTTCCTCAATCTGTTTAGAGACGTTATCTGTTCGGAAATCCTCAATCTGCTTGGAGAAAGGGGTGAGCTTATCGAGCTGTGCCTTAACAGAGAACTCTTCGCCGATGAAGGCAACACCTTCGTGAATCTTTTGCAAGGCGGCAAGCTGCTTCTTAGTAGTAACAACGGGGTTGATGTAAATGCAACCTCTATGGGTCTGGGCGAACCGCCGACACTCAGCACCACCGCCGTAGATAACGAATAATGGGTCTTTGCCTTCTGCCCAATCGCTTGCGATGGAATACTCAAAGGCGAGGTTTTTCAGTCTATCCGAATATCCACGGGTAGCGAAGGCACGCCATCCACGAGGTACGCCAATCATATTGAGACGATAAAACTTCTGCGCCACGTTGAGGTCAACGAAGATACCGATACCCTTACCTTGCATACAACGGGCAATCCAACGTTTTTTGTAGATAGCCTGCAAGCCAAAAGATACGGGCATCTCGTTATATAGGGAGAAGTTCGGTTCAACGATAACGGCAGGATGATGCTGCAATATCTTCTCAGGGTGCTCGTAGATAGCTGAGAAGCGGTAATCATCGGTATAGAAGTGCAAAGAGCCTTCGCCATTGAGATTGAAGGTTCTCTTCTGTTCGCCGAAGCAAAGGAAGGGTGACTGACACTCCTTTGCTTGCATATCAATATCGAGTGTCGGAATCTCTAGGTCATTGTCCGTTGGGAAGAGCTGGTCGGGCAGGGTAAGCTCATAATCTGTTCTTTTCATTCTTTGTTACTTTTTAAGAGTTCTACGATTTGGTTATATATAGATAAGGTGTACTTATCCTTTGACTGAACGTATTGCATATACTTTCGTGCTTGGTTGATAACGTTTGCTCTGGTACGGCAGAGTAGGCGAGCCGAGCGGTCGGGATGAATGCAATAATCACGGCTTATGAGACAATATAGTCCTCTAAGGGTGTTGAGCTTGACGGTCTTCACCGCAGAGCAAAGTTCCATGAACGTAACCTTGCCTACCTCACATACCGCTTGCATGATGCGGTCGGAGAGTTCGTACTGCTGATATTGATTGTATATCATACGCTATTACTTATTATTTGGTTATTAATAGAAAATATAATGCAAAGTTATAAAAATCTATTAAAAAGCGAATAGAAACTATTAATTATTTTAAATTTATTAATAGAAAATTTTGTAGTTTCACAGATTTTTATTAATTTTGCGATGTGTTTAAGAAAGAACACTATCACTTAGCGAGTTTATGGGGAACTTTCTAATGTGTAAGATTTTGGATTTACGTGAGCCGCAAGGCTACTAAATACGGAGCAGCAGAGAATCCCCATTTCTTTGCTGCTCTTGACTTTTTAAAGCATCTGTAAAATGGAGATACGCAGAAAGATATTGAACGATATGTATTGCAATCCCGAACTAAGGAAGGCAATTGCATTTTCCCTTTTCATTAAGACAAGGGTCAAGTCTTCTGCCGTGCAAAGATGGAGCATCAATAAACTTCACGAAATCACGGGAGTAAGTGCCTGTGCTGTCCGTAAGCGTATTGATACCTTGAAGGCTCTGGGCTTTGTTGAGTTCACGGGTAAGAATAATCGTTGCCTCGTTTTCAAGTCTCTGAAAAGTCATACCTCTCACAGGAACGTCCTCGTTCCTAATATTGAATTTATTTCAAGGAATGATTCTAAAAAGAATGCCTATGCACAGAATGTAAAGTTCATAGAAGATACCTTATCTGCTATGCTTATCATTGATGTACAGAATCGAAAGAATTACGCTAAGCAAATGATTCAGCAGTCTCAGCACCCTAAAGGCTTAAAAGAGTTGAAGGCGGCTAAGAAGGTTTGTAATCGTTTTGGTTACAGCGATAAATTCAGAGAGAATGGTATATCATATAAGTATATAGCTAAGAAATTAAGCGTGAGCGTACAGAAAGCCTTTGATTTAGTAAAGTTTGCGGTCAAAAACGAGATTTTATGCAAATACAGAAACATAGAAAAGCGTTTTTTATCCTCTATTGACTATGTAAAGGATATGATACTCAATAATTATACTTATATCAAGGGAGGGGTTATCTGTAGGGTGTATGCCAATACCTATGAGGTAATGGAAGGCTCGTCTTCGGCTCGCTTCGCTTCTATCGTGGTATATAATTAGATTATAAAAAACTAAGATTTTGTTTAACGTTTAAATAATAGGAGATACAAAAATGTTATTTGAGAAAATTACTCGCAGATGTCTGCTTACTTTGGATGGGGGGGCAAAGATTCAAGCCGTCCTTACTATGCCGAAGCCGACAAAGCCCATTTTTCCCGAGGAAATGGAGCGTCAGTTCATTAATAGTTTTAATGAATCGCAGCCAAATGCGGTTCACAAGGTTGTTAAGTGTCACATAATGAGAAATTAAGCTTATGGAAGATTTACCTATAGGCTCAGAAATCGTCTTGAAGGTGGTTGAAAGCGAGACAGAAGAATGTAATGGTTGCTTCTTTGACGAGATAAGCAGCAATATTTATGAAAATATCTGCAAAGATATTTGTTGTGCCGCAATCGACAGAAAAGACGGAAAGAATGTTCAATTTAAAAGAGTGAAGTGATATGGAGACAAAAATTAATATAGCGCGGCTATTAAAGGATAAACCGCAAGGAACTAAGTTGTATGACTGGTTGCATAATATAGATGTAGAGTTAGATACTATCAGTACTACAGATACAGAAACAGTAGTCTGGTGTACGAATGAGACTAATAATAATACTACTTGCCATCGTGGTTATTCCGAATTTGGTACAGAAAGAGGTTATCCTGATGGTTTACAGATTCTCTTTCCTTCTAAGGAAATGCGTGATTGGGCAAAGTTTTCTTGGAAGAAGGGCGATGTACTGGTTAACGAAGATGGAAGTGTTCATATTATCTTCGAGGAGTTTGAGGATGATGCCTACACCATGTTTTCTGGTAAGTACTATTATTCAAAAGATGGCAAAAAAGCATATTCTTACTTCAGAGAATGTGATGATGTCATAACAGAAGAATTCACTATAGAAACAGAGGATGCTGCTCAGACCTACATCAGTGCCATCGAGGAAAGATTGTGTGGCAAGTTGAATCTTCAAACTTTGGAGATTGAAAAGCAGCTTGAGTTCAAGGATGGGGATATAGTGGTATATGGAAAATCAGTAGCAATATGCCGAAAGATTTATAAGCATACCCTTAGTTTCTATGTTTCTCTAAATGAAATGTTTGGATTATTATTTGCCGATGAGGTGGAATCATCTGAAGAGTATAGATTTGCTACAGAAGAAGAGAAACAGCAGCTCTTTGATGCTCTCGAAAAGAAAGGTAAGGCTTGGAATGCTGAGAAGAAAGAATTTATTGACTTGAGACCAAAGGTCGAGTTTAAGCCATTCGATAAAGTGTTGGGGCGAAATGAGAAATGTGAGGTATGGGAAGCTGAACTCTTTTCTCATTATAAAGAAGAATCACGATATCCTTTTTGTTGTATCGGATTTAGTCGTAAGTATTGTATTCCTTACAACAAAGAGACAGCACATCTACTAGGAACGACTGATGATTGGGAGGGAGGTGAGCAATGATTAGAGACGATGCAAAGATAATTGTAACACCAACTGGTGTATCACTTAAAGAAGCCTTGATTAAAGAAGTAGTTAAGGCACTCAATGAAGAAGCTTCCATCTATATGAATTATGAAATCCCAGAAGTAAAACTTGGTGGCAACCCTCCTAGTGGTAAGGAAAGCCGTAGAACTAGGAGAATGCAGGAACTTAGAAGAAGAAAGGGTAGATTATGAATGATGAAAGCATAGATGTTAACATTAGTTTTATCAATACTGATTATTTCTCAGTATCTGTAAGGGATGGGGCTATTTCAGTTATTGGTAGAATAACCAAGTTAGAGATGGAAAATTTTGTAAAGGCTCAATATTTCGAGATTAAAGAGGTATTGGATAAAAATAGTAAGAAAGGAAGATAATTATGATAGACGATAAGAAAATAGAAGAAGCAAAGAAATCATTTATTGCCGACAAGAAGATTTTAGGTGTTATGGCTATGAATGATTTGGCTTGTGGTTTCAAAGAAGGTGCTAACTGGGCTATTAATGAGCTTCTAAAGGATTTGCTTCATCCTGCTAGCGAAGTTCCTAGAAATGACAATGGCAAGATTCTCGCATTCTCAAAAGAAATCGGTCATAGAAAACTCTACGACATGAACGCTATGCTTGATGAAACTACTTGTAACACATATCAAGAAATGTGGGAAGTAGAAGTTATGGTGTACCGTTTTACTAATTGGATATTCGTAGATGAATTGTTAGACTTGATTACGAAAGGAGGCAATCATGATTAAGGAAGTAAAAATGTACTCTGTTGTATGTGATAGATGTGGAAAGACATTCATAGATGAGTTTAATGGCATTATGGCTTGGCTAGACGAAGGAACTGCAAAAGAGCAAGCAATGGAAAGTGAATGGGCAGAGATAGGCGATAAGCACTACTGCCCAGACTGCTATGAGTTTGACGATGAGTTAGATGAGTATGTTCCTAAAAAGAAAGGAGGAAGCAATGAAAGAACTTAAAGATTTGGTTGCTGGTGACAAGGTTGTTGTTTTCGACAGATACGACAACAGAAGAATTGCTATTGTTGAAAGAATAACAAAAACTTTGGTCGTTGTAAACAATATTAAATATCGGAAGTCTAACGGATTTCAATTTGGAGTATCATCTTATATCCTCTCTCGTAGAATTGAAATACCTAAAGATGAGGAGCAGATTAAGGCAATAGAATTAGAATACCGTAAGCGAATTATCATTCATAGAATACATAATCTCAATCTGAATGATTATCCGTTAGAAGTGTTGGAAAAAGTCTATATTGAATTAGGAGGAAATTAAATATGGCAGAATTTAAAGTTGGAGAAAGATTTATTCTTCCAGATGGCGATGATGGACATTTGATTGAAGTTCAAGAACGAGACCGTCATTCTTTATGTGATGGATGTTTTTTTAATGATTTCACCTGTATGAATAGAGGATTTGGATATTGTGATTTTGAGAGACGCTCAGACCATAAAAGTGTAATCTTTAAAGAAGTAAAGTAAAGCGTATGGATAAGTTAGAATATATTCCAGGAGATTTGGTGATGACAAACGGAGTACCGCTAGGTACTGCCAAAGATGTTGTTTACCGAGTAACATCATCAGACCCAACAAAGACTTTGGAGTTGGATGATGGAACGGTTCTGAAAGGTGTTGTCTGTTTAGAGAACATCGAAGGTGCAGAATTTGGAGATAAAGGTTATCTCTTATGTGACTGCTGCGCTTGGGTTAAGGATATTGTTCCGATTCCTCTCGTTCCAGAGATTCTAGAGAAGAATGGGTGGAAGAAA